TGCAATTGCTTTTAGGTTTTTCATTCCTAATGCCCCACCTTCTTTTTTAATTTCTGCAAGTATCTCCTTTTCTATTTGAGAATCAGATTTCATTTTCTTAGCGACCTTTTTATCCCTAAGTAATTTGAAATCCTCTCCGCTAATTTTACCATCTTTATTAGCATCAATTCTATCTTGGTTTCCTGTTAATTTTTCAAAAGGTTCTTCTTCATCATCTAATTTTTCTGAACCGCAGTGTGCTTTTTCTGTTTTTAATATATCTTTCCAACTCATTCTCTCATCCTCTTTGTTTTTTCTTTACTAGATTCTTTTCTTGCTAAAGCGACTTTGTGTGCAGCATTTAATCTCTTTTTTGTTTCTGGATTTTTTGCTCTTTTAGCCGCTACTCTTGCTCTTTGTTCAACTAAATTAATTATTTGTGACTGTCTTTTATGTGACCTGTTCTTGAATGCCGAACTACTGAATGTTTCTTTCACATCATCTGCGGTCTTAAACTTAACGGGAACAGTGTCTTTTGGGTTTTCGTCAGTGTATAATCTTCTATCAGAACCTTTTGGTTTTTTACCCGTTCCTTTCTTGGGGTCTTTTTTTAGAAGAGTTTGCCATTTCATATTATCACTTCTGACTAAACTTCTTTCCTGTTGGTATGTGTTGCCTACCCTTTTTTCGCCCCTTTCTTTTCTTGGAATCTTGATAATCTAATGTCTTTTTATCTGTTCTTTGATAAGTTGCTTTCGGCATATACCTACCTTTAGTTTTAGATGGTGCTTTTTTCCCTTTTGCTTTCGCTCGGTGTTGTTCTTGACTTCCCCATTCTTCTTGAGTCCAAGTGGTTAAGTCCTGTTGCCTTTTTGATTTGGCTTTGAGAACATCACGCCAATTAATCCCGATAGCCACCACCAGCCTTTTTGTATGCTTGAGCCAACATTTGTGCTTTTCTTGCAGACCATTGACCCGCAGCACCGCCTTTTGTTCCCGCTTTAATTCTGTTGAATATTCTCTTTCTCATTTTAGGTTTAGTATAATTACCTGCTTGATTAACAGTTGATTTTTTCTTTTTCTTTTTCAATACTTCTTCCCATGTCATAATTATTCCTCCTCATATTCCGGAAAATCTTCCGGTTGCATTACTTTACCATTCTCATCAACATAGTGCCACATAAATCCTTTAGCAGTGTAGCCTGTTTCATCTTCTAAAAAGTTATTTATTGCATCATCTATGTATTCTTGTGTCATAGCCCAATCATCGGGAAAGCCCAAATCAGCAATAGGAACGGCCATGTATGTTGGTAAATCGCTTTCATCTAATCTAACAGATTCACCTTCGATATATTCTGCATCATCCCAATCAACTTCTGTAATTACAAATGTCTTTACTTGTTGTTTAGCAATAATTCCTCCGATGCCTTCTAACTCATCCATAAGGCTCATTTTACAATTGCCTTGTAATTTAGAAATATCATCAACATATATTCCCTCTTTGGAAAAGTCAAACCCAACATGGTCTTTGTGGTTCTCCCACTTCATCAGTTTGAATATTTCTTCACACCTGCCCTTATACCAATCAGCCTTCTTGTATGACTTCTTCATGCGTATTAATTCTAGCAACAATTCAGCATTACCCTTCTTCATTCTAAAGTGTGGCAAGCACTTTGTCAATAGATTATACACATCATCTTGCGAATAAAAGTTAAGGCGATTTACAGGTCTTGTATCTTGTGGGGATTTTTGGTCTAAGTGTAACTTACCAAAACCAATAGACTTGTGCATTTCATTCATAAACACTTTACCTCTTTCTCCTGTTGCCACTAAACCTACTCTTGGATTATGGTTTCTATCCATAGTAATGTAGCCGTCTGAATCAATAAATGCGGCAGTATAAGCCCATACATTTTTCTTTAATTCATTAGGTAATTTGTAATATGACCCATCATAATGACCCACTTCTAATTTTTTAATCATCTTAGAAATAGTGTTTGATGAATTCATTTTGTGTAATTGATTTGGCATTTTATCATGTATGCTTAATAGACCAATTCCCGGATTTTCACATATTGCTTTCATAATAAAGTCTAATGTTCTTTCTTTCTTTGATTTAACTAAAGATTGGTCACTAACCTTTTTTAATTCTTCTCTAAACTGTTTCTTTGCTAATCTAGATTCTTTCTCTAATTTAGCGTATTCAGAACTAAAAGCCATTCCTTCCTTTTTCAAATCAATTTCCCATAATTTACAAAGAGAGTCAACAACAACTCTTCTCTCTTTAACTTCTGAAATTTTATTTAATTTAGATAAATCTTTTTCGTTGAATCTCATCTTTAATAGCGGAACTTTGTAAGGTTTAATCCAATAAATAGAATCAATGCATTTATTGATGTGGTCTGCATAACCATCAATAACGGTATCAATCGCTTCAGACATTCTAATTCTAGAATCACCTTTTAATTTCCTTCTTGCTTTACGCATCTTTCTAACTAAATCTGGAATGTTTTGTCCATCAACAACATATTCAGACGGGAAGGTGGATAACCTTTTTCTAGCATCAGTGGCGTTTATATTCAGATTCTTTGAAAGAGTAGTCACCGCTTCATAATCTGACATGACATAATCAGAAACACCTGCTAATTTAGTTCCTAAATCGGCTTGAACTTGTTCTAATTTTTTCTTAGATTCTCTTTGGAGTTTAGCAGATTCTTTAAGTTCCTCTGCCGCTTCTTCTTTTTGTTCTGGTTCAGTCATATAACCACCTCAAAAGTTCATTCCCAAAAAGCCGTTAGTCTTCGCATACTTGTTAGTTTTAACCGGCTCAAATAAGCCCAAGTCATCCAATAGTATGAATGTTTCACTCATAGTATGTGTTGCGGCATTTGCTAATGCTAGGCTCATCACCATATCGTCATGCGCTCCAATACCCTCAAACTTTCCTTTATCAGTAATAGCAAACATTGACAATTCTTCTATCAGTGTCATAGTAACTCTCCGACTTTCTTCATTACCATAAGGTAGTCTAATCTTCTCATTTTCAAAATTCATTTGAAGGCTAAGAATAATTTCCTCCTTTCGTTTTCTAGTGGTATTGAAATCATGCACATTCAAATCAGACACATTCCTTAACTCCTGTGTAAATGATTTAGCAAAGGTGTTTGTTTCAAAAAGGACTACTTCGGGATGGAACATTTTTCCTATTAGACGAACCTTTTCTATGTTCTCTCTAAACTCAACATTCTTTGAACGGTCAACAAATACTATTGTCTTATTGTCATGTTCATCAACTTCTAATACAGTAATTACATTGTAGTCGCCATCTGTTGAAATAGCAGGGTCAACTCCAACATAATACTTGAATCCCTCTCGTCTTTGAGGCTTCAAAACATAATCTTTGTTCTTGGCTTTCTCTAAATAATCCGGATTGAATAGAGAAGTTCCTGTTGAAATAGGCACACACATATATTCTCTTGTGAACATAAGCGAACCTACTTCCGCCTTTCTCGCCATTAGTGCATCATAATTCCATCTCTCCGGCCATAACGGTTCATTCAAAGAATTAAGACATGGGTATGTTCTAACAGTATAAGCATCGTTTTCTGATAACTGTTGGTAAATATCTGTATAACTAAATGGAGTTCCAATTACTCTTAGAGAAGCGGTGTGGTGAAGTGTCGGAATCATATCACCATAAAACCAATCTGTAACCTTCTGAATACCTGTCATACTAAACTCTTTCAAAGGGTCGTCAATTACTATTTCTTGAGGGTGCAATCCACGAATCTGTGAACCTACTGAACGCTCTAAGATTTGATTACCATTAGTTAGTGTAATGTTTCCAATAGCCCATCCCCTAGCAGGTTTGTATTTCTTTAACATGGGATGGTTAAACATCTTGTCAATATCTCTCATGTGAACCAATGTCTGTTTTTGGTTAGATGAAATGTAAAGCATTTGATATGGTGGCTCTTCGAAAATTAATTTCCAAACAACCCAACTGTGCATAAATACAGATTTTCCGTGGTCACGACTACAAATAATAACTGTTCTTTGAGTTTCATTCATTAGGTCATGCCATTCACTGATATAAGAAGGAAAGTCAAAACCTAATACATTCTGAAAGAAGTATGGAAAAGAGTTTTTGGATAACTCCATATCCATCTGATGTTCAAAATTAAACGGTTCAACTTCCATATTAATTCCTCAATAAAACAAACCATGTGTCTGAATTTTTCAAATATATTTTTCTGACTATTGTTCCGCCTCTATCTTTAGCGGCTTCTAAAGCAGATTTTACTTCTGTTGGCACATCTTCATTACCTTGAATTAATCCATTCTTCACTTCTATCGGTTTAAATTTTAATTTATTCAATAGTTTTACTCCATCTTGAGTTGCACCATTCGCTAAAATTGGTTTATCACCATGTTTATTCACAACATATCTTGATGCAAATTCACCTGCACCAGCAGAATAACTTCTTGCACCTAAAGATAAATAAACTCCTTCAAACTTAGCAATTCCATATGAACCAACGGGTTTTCCATCTAAATATGAAATCCACCATTCACCATCCACTTCTTGAAATATAGTTCCTTTTAGTTGTTCATATCTTTCTGCTCTTGTAGGCCAATCAATTCCAGCATCAGCAAATATTTTCTTTGTCTCGCTTTCACTAAAACTTCTATCGCTAATAGTGTATTCAAAGCGTTTAGTCAAATAAATCACCTAAAGTTTGCTTTAATGACATAAATATGTTCAGTGCTTATTCCATAGGATTTACTGATTGAGTCAAAAGAATCTATATCATTAACTATGCTAGACATTTCACTTGCGCTAATATCTAAATGATATTCCCTTTCCATTTTGTTAATCATTTCTTCCATATGTTCTATATTGTCAATTCTTTTTCTAGAATAAAATACAGGTTGATTTTTAATTAGTCTTATAGCATCATGGACACTCAAAATCTTTCTTTGAATTTCACTCTTCTTAATTTCTTTTAAGTTTTCTAAAAGTTTCTTTCTTTGGTTTTCATCAGGAATTGCTGTTTCTCCATGTTTACTCTCTAATAAATCAACAATAGTTTTAAGAACGGTAATGTCTTCAAAACTATCTTTTTTAGAATTTCTGTAAGATTCCATAATACCGATATTATTACCCCATTCATCATTCATAAAGAATTCTTCTCTTCTTCCTGTAATACTTCGAATAGAACCTAATATAGCAGCAACATCTTTTTGTATGCTTTCTTTTATTTTGTTATTCAAAGTCTTTTCTTTACGGTCTAAACTCTCGGCAACATCATATAATGCTCTAGCAAATTTAACGCCAGCAGATTTTATCTTTTCAAAAGACTTTATTGCATCTCCTGTCCTTAACAATCTAGGGAATGTTGTTAAACTACTAACATCTTCCTCATCAATAAATGCCTCTCCTGTTTCCATGAATTTTTTATTGATAGCAGAATATATGGCAAACTTAGAATCTAGTTTTTTATTTGCTGCAATATATCTCATGGCATAATTATTTTTGAACGGTAACGATATTCCCGCATCTAGGTGACTTTGTTGAGGAGCAATAAAAACCTCCGCCATGTCCTTTACTACTTTATTAATTTGAGTTTCTATTGCACTATTTTTACTCTTTGCTTCTGTGAAAGATTTTCTAGGAGAACCCCTTCTAGATGGAATTGTTGTGGCATATTTGAAATATCTTATTTTAGCCATATCAATTTCTTTATCTCCTTGCATAAAACTTTGCGCTCCACCTGTTCCCGCACCTGTCATATCTAATCTTAAAGTAGCAGGTAAAGTTCCCTTTTCTTTCTGCAATAGATTAGCAAATAATTCTAAAAATCTGTCAATATCAGTTGACATTTTACCTGCCTTTGATTTTAATTCTGGATATATTGTCCTTAATGCTGCGTTATTTGCGGCAAAAATAGGAAGATGGAATTTTTTCTGAGAGTCTGCTAAACTGTCTATTCTTTCTAAATCTTCCATAAATGTCTTGAAAAGCGATTCTTCATCATCCTCATCAATGTCTAAGAAGGTCAACTTTTCTTTTAGGTAGTCCTCAATTTCTTCTATTTCTCCAAATAGAGGCATTAATCCGTCTAAGTCATCTTTAATCACTAGAATACCTAGAGGGTCGTAGTCCATCTTTTCTGCATCCTCTATAAGTTCCTTAACATCGGCATCATCAAAAATATCTCTCAATGTTTTGTCTTGTATTGTTAATCGAGAGGCTTGTGATTGCCTTTCGCTTACTGCCGCATCAGTTGTTGTCCCTTCATCAGTTTCTTCTTCTTCACCTGTAACGGCTTGAGCATAAGCATCTTCAAGAGCGTCAACACTATCTTTTACGGGTGATTCCTCATCAACTTCTTCTTGTTCAATACCCTTTCCTCTAAAATTAACATCGTAATTGAACAACTTCAAAAATTTAAGTAGGAACTTGTATGACCTAGCATTCAAATCAGCAAACCCTAAAGATTTGCTTTCAAAAGGAAATACATATTCTAATTGGGGGTCGCCTTTCATAAATCTAATAAATTCTGCTACATCTTTATCGGCCTTATCTTTATCGGGGTTTGCCTTATCTAGTTTCTGCACCAGCACTTCTAAATTTTTAATCATGCTATCCTGTTCTTTTGCTACACCTTTCCAAAACCGATATGTTGCCCTTCTTTGTTTAGCATCTCTCGCTCGCTGCGTATCGCTGCCAAAAATCTTCTTTAGATGAATTTCATGTCTGTGTATTTTGAAACGAGCAGTAGTTCTTTTAGATAGTTCTTTAATTCTGGCAGTCATAGACATAAGATTATTTTTAATATTCTTAGGAACAGGCATACCCTCAATTAAAACATTTAATCTGATTTCAGATTCTATTTCATCAGCATTTACTTTTTTTCCTTCTGTTAAAGTAATAAGGTCAGAAGAAAAATCAGTTGATAAAATATCTTCTGTTCTTAATTTCCTATTGTCATATCTAATATGTTTTACATCATACAGAACATCAGTAATACTGTCCATTAAATGTTCTTTAAGACCGCTTTCTTGTGTAACATCTCTTTCAACCTTTTTTGTTTCTAATGTCATTAAATGAGCCTTTACTTCTTCTCCAATTTCTGAGAGAAGGTTTCGTCTTTCTCCCATTGATAATTTTTGATTGTTTTGTTCTAAATAAGCAGAACTAATAGCCTTTCTGTATTCTCTAACTTTATCTCTAATGAAATCGTCTATTTTAGCAACCGCCTGTTTTTTAGCAGTTTTTCCTCCGCCACGAACAACGCTTCTAAACTCTTTTTCGGAAGCATTTAGGATAGTCGAAACAACTTTAGGTTTCAAATATTTATTCATTTTTTCTGTCATAGTTCTCGCCTTTTCATTAATGCATAACTAACTAATTTATTAGTGTAATTAGGTGAATCATAAATAGTAGGATAATTAATAGGATTTTCTCCAATATCTTGTAATCTATCAGTTAATGCCTTTTCGAAATTACTCTTGAATAATTTAAGGTTTACTTCAATCTTATCCGCAAAGCCCCTAACTGCTCGGAGCAAGGTTTTGTTTTTAACTGTTAAACCTTTCTTAACTTCCTTGTCTATTTTTTGCGCTTCGGCAACTAACGGACTCGCCATAGAATTACTTATGTGATAAAAGACGGCTAACCCATCTTTGATATTCTTAGATTTTTTATCCAATACAACTTTGAGAGAATTGTCTATGAAAAAATTTCTTAGCGGGTCTTCTATAATAACTGTCTCTTCTCCTTTTGTCTCCGTTTGAGAACTTATTACAGAAAATATTGTCTTGACTAACTGTGATTCATTTTGCAATTCAGCATCACTAGTTTGAGCAGTTAGTTTTTGTTTAGCATAAAAATTCGTATCATAGGAATAGCCATTTTCCTTCAACCATTCTTTGTAGTCTCTAACTGCTGCTTCTTCTTCTAATACTTGTCCGAGTTCTTTCTGTATCTCCTTGCTGGCTTCCTCTTTCATAACAATAGCCTTTTGGGATTCTTCTGCTTGAGTAGGATTTACAATAGTATAGTCCTCATCTGTTATTTCCAAATCACCTTCGTCTTTCATATAAGCAATAAATATTGCCGGAACAGTATTGGTCGTAGCATTAAAATATTCTTTTTCAAAGGCTTTTCTTTCTTCCGTAGTGAGTGCCTTTTTGGAGTCTAACTCAATGTTTTCCTTTTCCTCTTTGGTGCTGGCAGACTGTTTCTTCCATGCTAACCAATCTTTTCTAGTAAGGATAGTTTCAGCCGCCATTTCTTTCATAACATTTTCAAACAAATTACTGTCCGTAGGTGTTTCTAACAGTTTGCGAATGTAAAAAGAAGGAGTATGTTTGCTAGAATTCTCTTTTCCACTTAAAATTCTTTGATACATAGACTTACCATTAATCTTAAAATTAGTAATTTCTTTCATAAAATTAGTATCTCTAGAATCTCCGGTTTTTGCACCTTCCATCACCAATTTGAACCAATTTTCTATTTCTTCTCTTTCAACATTACCAAAACTTTCTAGTAATTTAGTCGCTAATGCTTTTATTCTTGAAGCACTGCCTATATTTACGAAAGATGAGTCAGTTTCATACAATAATCTTCTTAAATCAGGAGAAATACTACGCATTTTAACATCTTCCGTTGATGCTAAAGCGAATAATGATGGTAATTCATCTTTAATTAACTTTTTAATGTCGCCTTGTGTTATTTTTCGTTGAAATTTAACTATTTTTCTCAAAATTACTAAATTTCCACTCATTTCAGTCTGCCAATTAGACTCTTTAGCCTCATCATCCAACAAATTTTCATCAACTTCGCCTGAAACTGCACGAATTTCAACTAAAACTCTAGTTAAATTGATTAATTTCTCATTATAGAAGTCTTTTGGAGTAAAATTTCTCTTTTTAGACTCTTTTTTCTCAATAACTTCTATTAATTTTGCTCTATTTTCAGGATTTAAGTATCTTGTTTTTATATGTTTAAGTTTTTTATCAGTCGAATCCTTTAGAAAAACATTCAAGGCAACAATATTAGCCCTAGATTGGGAATCATCTGCTAAAATTCCGTTTAGAAGTCTTTGTGTCTTATCTCTAGATTTTCTCTGACCTAAACCTTCAATAAGTTTTTCTAAATTCTTAGCAATATTTTGTCTTATTTCTATTTTTTCTGCTTTTGTTTTATTACGAAGAAGATTAGTAATAAGATTCTTTTCTTCCATAAACTCATAAACAGAACTTATATCAATTTCCTGTTCTTTGAAATGATTTACCATTTCATCAAAGTTAGGATTAGTAATTTTTCTATTAGTGCTTTTAATATTAAACAAAATTTCTGCCGTTGTATCGTCTGAAAGCATCTGAAAGAGAGTAAGAAAATCAGCAGGGAAGGCTTTCATTAGACCACCTCATTGTAATTCCTTTTTTAGTTTTTTAAGACCTTCTGAAAAAGTATCTAGGACTCTATTCAGATTTTCTTTTTTATCAGCGTATTCGGGTTGTTTTCTCATTTCCCTTACCATTTCTATTAGTCCTTTATACTCTTCAATAAGGTTAGGAAGATTTTCCTTATGTTTTCTTCTCGCTCTAACTCTTTTCATTCTAGCAATATTTGGGTGTTCTCTCATTTTAACTCCTCCTTTATTGTTTGAATATTATATTCGATAAACTCTATCAATTCCGGAATATTAGGATTAGGTTTTTTCAATTCTTCTAATACCTTTTCCATGTAAAACAATGATTGTTGAAAAGCAATTAAGGATTCATCAGCATCTAGGTCGCCCCTTGCCGTATCTTTCCAATCCTGTTTGATAATGCTTTTCCAACTCATTGTAATTTCTCCTTAATTTCTAAATGCCCTACTCCAAAAATCTTGTGATTGACTCATATTTCGTGCTTCTTCAAAGGCTTCTGGTAAGTATTCTTTATATTGTTTTAAATCAGATTCACTAATATTATTTACAAAATAATCAAACACTTTTTGTATATCACTATCAGATAAAGTTTTACTCATATTTATTCCCTCATCTCCACCTTCTATAAAATAATCTGCTATTTCAATATTATTAATATATAATTTTCCTTCTTCATAATAATAGTCCTTTCTTCCAATAGCCTCCGCAACTGATTCTTGATAGGGTTTTCTTTCTTGAACTTCAATTTTTTTAGTCAATGGTTTTCTCACTTTTATAGTAAAACGATTTCCTAAAGTATCGCCTTCTTTTGCTTTAATATTTTCATAATCTATAAACGGAGGCTCGGCATCATATTGTAAATATTCTTGGAAAGCATAGAATTGATTATTTAATATGCTTCTTTTCAATATATCTTCCCAACTCATTGTAATCTCTCCTTCTTATTTGGGAGGCGTTAATTCATCCTCTATCGCCTCTTTGTATAATTTTATTAAAGCAGTAATATCATCTATTGTCTTATACAAAGCCCTGTTTATCATACGCATATTTTTAGACCTAACTAATTCTTTCAAAGTATCAATCGTAGCGATAATTTCTTTTTCATATCTGTTCACATTCATGTCTTTTTTCATTGTAATTCACCTCCTGTATTATTTTCCCGTCAATTCTAAATACAATTTCCCATTATGAAAATCCACAATTTCAAAGTCTAGAGTCACTTTTTCACCTACCGGAATATCAATAGCATCATCCATGATTATTTCATCTTCCTTGAAAGTATATACCGGAGTGATAGTGTCTTCGGATTTATAAATACTAATTTTTCCTTTAGGTTTAACTGTGATAGTAATGTCAGGGGAATCAATATCTGCGGAAATATCTAAGTCTAAATAATCATAATCTTCTTCATATTGAATCTTATCCCCATCTTCGTCTTTTTCGGGTAGTCCTAATCCTTTAACTATCTCTGCCATTAAACTACCATCAATTACACTATACTTTGACTCGCCCCTTCTAATAAACCTTTTCTTTTGATAGTTTGGCGTAGGTGCTTTTACTATTTCTTTCCAACTCATTGTAATTCCTCCTTATCTTTCAACAATCCTGTAAAACATTTGGTCGTAAGGGTCATTATAACTTATTATTTTATGGGTTTTACTGCTAAATTCTTCTTCAAGTATTTCTTTAGCAAAAGCCAATCTTGCTTTCTCTTCTCCTTTATCAACGGCAAAATCATACTTCGTTGCTTCGGGCATATCGTTTGGTAATTTGTTATAGTGTTTTATTTCTTCTTTTAATATATCTTTCCAACTCATTGTAATTTCTCCTGCATTTTCTTTTTAATTTCAAGCCAAATCTCAGGATTATTCTGTGCTAAGACTTCTTGAACAATCTGCATTTGTGCGACAATAATTGTGTCTTGTCTCTTGTGAACAAGTTTGCCTTTAAATTCTAAAAGATACCTCAAAGACTCTCTAACTTCTTTTGCGAGTTTAGTCAAACTATCTATCTCTCTTGGTTCTAGTTCTGTATTTCTGAACAACTCGTCTAACTTGGAATCTAATCTTTGTATGTTAGCACTTAGCAAATCAATCTCATTTACTTCTTTTTTCGCTATCATTGTGGCAGCAGATTGCTGAACCAATGGTGCTAAGTGGTGCTTCATGTGCCTTTGCACCTGCTCTTTAGTAACTTCAAGAGCCTGTGAAACTCCCTCAACGGTAATATTACCTTCTGAAAGTGCCTGTTCGTAATGCTTCCTCATTGGGTCTGTGCATAATTTACATTTTGGATTACTACTGTTGGTATAATCTCCCATATGATTTCTCATGTGTTGGGCTGATGAACCGCTTCGCCAATTATATCTTTTATCCATATCATCACAAGAAGTAAATCCACCTTCTAATGCGGCTTCAATTTCTTCTCTATCGTCATGTTGACAAACAGAACATCGTTTACGGGTTATCATTTTAATCAACTCTTAATGTGTTCTGACTTCGTTGATTTACCATATTTACCATCTAACAGTTTTAGAAGTTTAGGCGGGAAAAATCGTCTTTTCCCATAACGAGAACTCTCTCCTTCTATTGGATATACTTTCTCTCCATCAAAATCTTCTATTCGAGAAATGTAAGTATTATGTCCTCCGGCATAAGTTAAATGTGATTTATATTTATTATCCTCTAAAAAATCAACAATATCTTCTGTTTGTCCTTTATTTTCTGCCCCGTCATCAAACCCAAATTTATCAAAAGCATCTAACCAATTAATAGTAGGTGCGCTTCTTTTTCTTGCATCTGATGGAATATACCCAATCTTAATTATATCTTCCCAACTCATTTTACCACCTCAAAATGTCTTGCCATGATTTTTTAATATCTTTCCATGTATCAGAAGGAGGGTCTGATAATCCCCTCAATCTCAAATAGTAACCATTTCTAACTTTAATGTTTTCTTGGCGACCTCTTGCGATTACTTCTTTAATGAGAGTTCCCATAACTTGATTGCTTATTTGACCTATTCTATATTCTTTAATATCTTGAGCAAATTCCATCTTTTTATTTGTAGCCGCATAGATAAGTAATTTTTGTTCTTTCTCACTAGCAACTGTGAATGTTTCTGCTCTTAGTGCATTTGCTATTGCTCCAAGATTTATTTTACCACTATTCTCCGGATAGAATCTAGGGTTCTTTATATTATTAGTTACCCATTTTCTAACTCCTCCCATCAATGCTAATGCACTAGCCCTTCTAACTCCAATAGTGTATAGGTCAATACCTTCTTTTTTCAACTCTTCAATAGCACCATCAACAATATCAATAAGACCTTTCTCAATTCCTAAATCTCCACCACCAAATAATGCCTGTGCTAATGGAGGATTTGCTTTATTTTTCGCTTTATTAGACCAATTAGGTTTAACTTCATAGTTCTTTTCTGGATATTTAGCAACAAAGTATTTATCAACATAATGTCCGTAAATAGGTTCTTCATCATCGCTCGCAATAACAACCTTTTTCCCTCCTCTTTTAACTTCATCAAAAGAAACAGGAGTATGGAAAAGAATATTTCTAGGATTTAATTTACTTCCAGCCTGTTCAAAGATTGCTAATTTATCTTGTATTTTTTCCAAGTCTTCAAGATTGTCTTTTGTTAAAACCTTCTTTCCTTTAATAGCCTTAGCAATATCTTTCAAAACTTCAAATATTCCTTTATCTCCTTTATTACGAGAATTAGGCCGCCTATACGCAGAAGTAACATGTTGTTCTAATTGACCGAATAAAGTATTAGGAACTGCTCTTTTTCCTTGTTTTGTTTTTCTTCCTTCTGATTGTATATCTTTATCGCTAATTCCCTTACATTTAGTTTCCCATGCTATGTAATCAGCAATAAAATCTAATGTAGGACTATCAACAGTATTACCGAAACCATCACTTGTTCGTGCTTTCTTCTTACTCGGCATCTTCATCTTCCTCCTTCTTTTTGTGTGAATATCTTAAATTTATTATGTTGGGTGTAGCAGTGCTAACCGCCCCTGCTTCTCTTAGAAGAACATCGGTATAAGAAGATTCTTGCTTTTTAATTTCTGACATTACCTGTTGTAATAGTTCACCTAGACTATATGCTTCAAGGGTTTTTTTGCCATCAACAGTAACGAAGTATTTACCTCCGCCTTTCTGACGAACCTTGACATATCCTGTATCATGGTGCAAAGACATATTAGTTCCGCCTTTGCCGACACCGCCTTTAATGTCACCTTCTAAACCTAATGCTTCTAGAAACTCTCTAGGAGTCATCATTTTGAGAATGTTAAACCAATTCATTCATTGTCCTCCTGTAACATTCCCCAAGCCATTCCCTGTTCTTCTTGGTATGAATCATCCATCATTTGAATAGTAGTTTTCAAATCTTTTATAGAACCTAATAAATCATTAATTGTTTCATTAATTTCTGTATCTCCGGCTATATTATCTATAGAATGTAATATGCCTGTTAATTTCCTACGGATATGACTTAGCGAATTCTGTATTTCTTCGTGGTCTTCTAATACATCTGTTAATCTAGCCATTCCTGAAAAACTAGTAATTTCCTTTTTCAGAATGGTTTGCCATGTCATAGGTTTCCCTCAAATATTTTCATCAATAAATTTAACGCTAGCATCAGGGTTTCCAGAAAACATTTGCGCTCTTTCGACTAACTCTAAAGCAAGCCTAGCAGTTTTTTGAAATTCTTTAGAAGTGTTTTTTAATTTAGCAGTTAACTTACTCCATTCATTCTTTTCTTCATCTGATAACATATTATAAGTTCTTCCTCTTGTCATCAAACCTAATTTAAGACTGATACTTTCAGTTTCATTTCTCAACTTTTCTAAATGCTCCCCTGCTTCTAATATTTCTTCTGTTATGGATTCATAATCCTTTTTTACAATATCAAACCAACTCATTTTAATCATCTCTCAAATGTGATAAATATTCTATTTCGGGGTCTAAAGCATCTTTGATTGCTTCTGGGAAATTAATATCTTTGAAATTAAATCTATGTAATTCAAGTCTTTTTGTGAATCTTTCATCCCTTTCTAATCTATCCGGTATTTCATCATTTAACATTTCTCTAATTTCTTTATCTGATTTACCTTCTCTCATAGCATCAGCGATTAAATTCAGTGCGTGTCGTCTAAAACCCATACCTGCAAATTTACCATCATAATCATAATTGAGTTCATCTCCAAGATAAATAGCGGTTAGTTCTGTTGCATCAGCAACATTAGTCAACATATTGTCTTTTTTGATGATATTTTCCCATGACATATCAATCATCCATCCCAAATATTTCTTTTAATTCATCACGCAATTGTTCATATCTTTTGGTATCAATTTTACCTTTCATAAACAACCTGCCTATTTTTTCTATTCCTTGTTGATAGGTATGCGCCCCTTTTTGTAGTTCGGGCGACCTTGTGGAATAATCATCCTTTGCTGATGTTGGTTCTTCATAAGAAGGACTCATGCCATATTCTCTAAACGATTTAGGGTCTATGTTTCTTTCATTATCAGAAATCTTTCTTCTTTTTATTATATCTTCCCAATTCATTTCTTCTCACCTAAAATTACTCAAGAATATACCAAGTGCTTTGAATCCTTCATCAAAATCCTTTTTTGCTTCTTCTTTATCTAAACCATCTGAGCCACTTTTATGAAGTAGTAAGAATTTTTCTTGTAATTCTTTATTATCATACAATCTATTATATGCTTCAGAAAGCAAATCTGATACTCTATCAGCGTCTTTTGCCATTGGACTGTGCATAACTTTAGTATTGGGATAGCCAAATTCAGGCACATCTTTTTTAATCTCGTCTTTCCAACTCATTTCTTCTCACCTGTAAACAAATCCTTACCTGCTTTCTTTTCTGCCTTGTCTAATTCTTTAGACTTAGCATCTAACCATGAATCTAGTAGTTTGCATCTTGTCATATCAATGTCCCCTAAAACCTGACCCTTTACTCCCCATTTTAGGTGGCTTATTTCTTCGAATTAGTTCTCTCAACCTTTCTTCGCTTGCCCTTTTTCTTGGTTTTGGCTTATCTTCTTCTTTCATTCTATGTGGCCTATTTTTTCTTGGAGTTCCCGAAGGTTGGTCATATTTTGTTGAAAGACCTGTTCTCTTTCTTTTTTCCCTTCTAGCATCAGCATGAACCATTTCTTCAGCCGCAATATCTGACGCTAAAGCCCCTCTCATATATGCTCTATCTTCTTCGGGAAGTTGAGTTAATTCTTCTATTGACTTCATTCCTTCTTCTCGCCTTCGCTTTAATTTAGCCCTGTCTAATTTTAATACTTCTTTCCATGTCATGTCAATCTCTCCTTAAAATCTTCTATGTTTAAACAATTTTTCTGCTATCTTTTCCACAGGCGCATTTATCTTTTTAGAATTATCATACGCTTCATATCTGTATTTTTCAAATACATTATCACGGAACTCATTAGCAGATTTGCCTTCATATCCCAACCTATCATGAAGCGTTGTCAATTTCATAACTTCTTCATCAAATTTAAGCACTAAATCTGCATATTCTTCAACTACAGATTCAATTTCTTCAAATCTCTTTTTCATCTCTTCCATGTTATTTTTAGCGATGTTAAAATCCTTAATTACTTCTTTTGTATCAGATTCATAGTAATCTTCTTCATCTTCTTTTAGTATATTTTTCCATGTCATAATAATCCTTTTCCTGTTTATTGCTTAAAATAAAAACGATTTTTCAAAAAATGTGGCGGAATTTTTTTGGCACTAGCGTCAGCATTTTTTTATTAATTAATGTATTCCCAGAATAAAATCTTAATCATTTAATATAATCATTCAATATTTAATGTAGTTTGCCGTGTATTTGGTGAATAAACATCTGTTAATTTAGATTTAATCTCTTTAAGTTTCTTTGCTATTTTTCTTAACTTAATCTTATTATCTTCAGGGGTTGTAATGTTCTTTTTACTTGTATTTGATTTAATATCCGAAACTATTTCTGTTAATTGTTGATTAATACCTTGTATCATGCTTTCTATGTCATCTGCACTAGACATGTATATCTCGGATTAGGCGAGGGCTGTAAAACATATAATAATGCCGGTTTAATGGCGAAATAATTAACCTTCAAATGTTAATATTGGTTAATTAACCGTTAAATACAGGCATTTTAATGTTAATATAAAAAATAAAAAATTTGGACAAAGCCATATGGTTGTATAAATAATAATATCAGCCAATTAATGTTAAAAGCATATGGTAGCAACTTTGGTAATGAGGCACGAATGGCTACCTTATATGAAGTCCGAGGTCAAATAGTAGTGGCTTCGGGGATTGAAGCATTAATCTAACACATTTTAGGAGTTGATTAAGAATGGAAATAGAAAAATGGAATGATAAAGTTGCCATGATTATTGCATGGTTAAAGGAAAATGACGCAGGTGCTATGGGACAGGTTATTCAAGTTAATATTGAAGCCGGTAATGAAGCACAAACAGATGAAGATAGGAATAGATTTTGGGAGGCAGTTAGAGCCTTGTGTAAAACACTTCCAAATAGCCCTATTAAGAAAGGTCGTGGTTCAACACTACCTAATGAAGTCCAAGCGGTTTTAGATTCAATATCTGATGAAGTCGCTCAAGCCGCTAGTGATTTTTTTGCTATTGGTGACATGAATATGCTTCTATTGAAGCATGGAAAGAGTGGTGGTGGTTTATTCACTGCTGACGAGTATTCTGCATATATGTCACAAACAGTAGTTAATTCTCTCAAGAAGAGATACAAAGAGCAAATTTGGGATGGTAGTCGTCAAGGGCTATTAACCCAAGCATTCCCCGTTGAGGAGGTTGACGAGGAAGAATGATTGATGCTTTAATCCCCAAGCCCCAGATTCACCAAATAACCCGCATAGGACTGATAATTCCGATTCTTATATCTATTATCTGTATGATTAATCAGCCTATGCGGGTTATGCCTTATTTTTTTATTTTAGGGTAGTAAAACCAAAGTGTATTCATTACATGAATATTTATTACCATATGGTTGCATCTTTGAGCAACCTTACATAAAGTAGGTTATTGGATAGTAGTGGCTCAAAGGGATTGAGTCGGTATTGATGGAGTCAATACAGGAGATGAAAAGAATGGAACAAGAAAAGTGGATAACAAAGTCTAACGAAATTAGAGCATGGCTTGAGCATAATGATGCAGGGGCTATGGGAGCAGTAATAACAGTAAATCTAGATGCTGGCGATTCAGCCGCATCTGATGATGACAGAAATCGTTTTTGGGAAGCAGTTCGGGCATTATGCAAGACCCTCCCAAACTCGCCAATAAAGAAAGGTCGTGGCTCAACGCTAGACCCAGCAATTCAGGCAGTTGTGGATTCTGTGAGCAATCGCATTCAAAATGCATTTGTCACAATTTCAGACGCTGACTTGCTACTTGAAGTAATGCTGCCACATGGTAAAACAGGTGGCGCATACGCTGACATTGAAGCATTGGCTTCTGATATGGCAACAAAGGCTGTAAGAGTTCTAAAAGCGGCATTGAAAGATGGTCGCTGGGATGGAACTATGAGCGATAGTGGACTAACAGGCATGACTCCGCCTATGAAGTCCAATTCCTCAGACGAGGAAGAAACGGAAGAATCCCAAGAGGAGGATGCCGTGTGATACCGATTCAATCCCTTTAAGCCCCATACGATTCCTACGGGCATCCGGTAACACCTGTTAAAATTACAATTGAATCTGAACATAGGTCAATGCGGAAGAGTAGGAAGGGGGAAACAGTGAGAAAACCAAAGGACACTCGCTGTTTCCCCTTCCGCCCACTATTTTTTTTAATAGGGTTGTGTCAAATACTCCGTATTACCAAAGTGTGACACAACCATATGGTAGCGACTTTGTGCTACCTTATCTGTTAAAAAAAGAGGATGGGGCTTTCGCCCCAATCCCCTTTAATCAACATATCTTCTTTCAGATGTTAAAGGCTTATCTGGATTCAAAACACAACCAATAGCAACTTTATCTGCATTCTGCTCATTTATTTTAGCGACATAATCTGCCCACCATGCTTCACCTTCAGCAACTCTTTTTCTCATCTTTTCTATTCTATCCATTTAATCATCTCCATAATTTTCCGGTTCATTATCTGCTTTATACAAATCGTATATCTCGACCCATTCACATTCTTTACAGCAAATGAACCAAGTGCCTGTATAACTTTCTTCCATCTCTAATTTATTACTTCCACAATCATAACAACTCATTCTTCTTCTCCCTCCAATCTTGCTACTAAACTATGAAATCGCATCCAACTAACACCTATCATTTTCTCTAATTCTTCATTAGGACAATTTAGGTATTCAGCCAAGTTGAATATTATTTTCTTCATCATTTCATAATCATTCATTCTTCTTCATCTCCCATATATTCTAAGTATTCGTTAAAAGATACAAACGCTTGAGAAGTAATAGTTAATGCTTCAATATCCATAAAATGCTTCATTTTAGGTAAATCATCATTAGCAACTGCTCTATTCCAAATATGAAACATTGTTTCTTCGTCTTCAAACTTGCTAATTACTTGCTTTAGTATTGTATTGTCCGGATGGACTGTTGTTCCCCATTTTACTTTGGTTTCCATGTTGTTATAAATTAAACGACTATATGTAAGGTTTGACAAAGTTCAAACCATATGGTTGAGTAATGGTTCTTTTGAATTAATGGATAAACCATAAAAAAATTTAGGCGAATCCAGCGAGAGAGATAGCCACCGGCTTAGTTTTCGACTCTCTCGCTGAATTCTAAAGGGTGTCAGCCTAGAAGATACCATTTCTGGTTCTAGGAAGTGGAGTGGATTATCTTGCACCACTAAGTTTGTAACTCAATTTACTGCTTTTGTTCAATTGAGGGTCGCACTACCTTCTCATGTATTCATCAATTGGTAATTGATGCCCTTTTGAGGAACATACGCTTCAAGAACCACTATCATACTATCCAATAGGACTTCCGATAATGGGTGAAACCCGCACCACACGGTTAAGAAGTGCCTTACACCGCTACTAGTGTATTCGGCCACTGACTATCCAACAAAGGTAGCGAACCCTTGCTGAACAATACTATGTTTATCAATACTTTATCTAGGGTTTATTCAAAAGACTCAACCATATGGTTTGGAAGTGTTCTTTTGAGCAACGGCACAGACCATAAAAAAATAGGTGATGGCCGATTTTTACTCGGCCACCACCATTAATCCATTACTAGGTAGTGTTTTCAACAATCCCCAAATTGCCTCTAAATATCTAGGATGTGATTGTTCCTTCCACAAACTAACAGTAAATTGGACTACATCATTCAGATTGCCTTCATACACAATCCGATAATCAATCACATTATCAATTCCTTCGTTCATAACTCTAGTTTTGAAATCGGTCATAGATTCCTCATATGTTCGTTCTTCTTCGTATTTGCTTGGAATACCCTGTTCTGCACGATTACATTCACCACAGGTAGCGATGATTTCATAATCTGCATATTCATCTTCATAATCACCTAGTCCATAGTGGCCTACTGATATTGTTTCTCCACAGTTATTCTTGCATGATATATTTACCCATGTCATATTAATATCAATTTAATTACTTTATCATAAGGTATGTTCAAAAGACATACCATATGGTTGTAACTTTGAGGATTAGCGAAGCCAACCCTATATGAAATAGTGTAATTCATAGTATTGGTTCTTATGGGATTAAACATAGACATTGAATTAGAGAACGGGCAGTGGAGAGGAACACTCACCATGAATGCCTGTGAAGCCGCACAAAAATACCAACCAGAAATCCTACGGTTTTTGGCTAGTGAATTGAAGAAGAATAGAAGCCTACATATTAGCCAAATGGATTTCGGCTATACTAAGATTAGGATATACGGAGTTTGGAACTCAACACAGTTGAATAGATTCTCCCGTTTCCACGACAAAATGTTTGCACATTACAACAAAGATTGAGTCGTGAAATCAAGAATTAGGGGTGTCGAATCCGGAGTTTAGTTGTTTTCTCCGGATTCGGCATCCCGCACCATTTTTTTAGGGTTCTCGTTCTTCACTTCGTTACCCCAAAGTCCCACTATCACCAAGAAAGATAGTATTAGAGAGCGATTGGTTGAAGGTGATTTATTGATTCTAAAATATTAACATATTATTCTGTATTGTTTTCAATTGACCGTATAAGAAATATGTATATCATAAAATACTCATATGAAATACCATATAATATATGATGCAAAAAATGTTTCCACTCATTTTTCCAACCAGAATCGGAAATAAAATTTAAGAAACTTAGGGGTTGTGCAACATAACCCCTAAGAAATTAATATTATTCTATTATTCCATTATTCCATACCATACATACACAATTTCCCCCCTCTCTCTTTGATTTACTCTCTCTATGAGATAGTGACCCCCCGTTTCGGGTGGAATAATGGAATAATGCCAAACCCTTCAGAAACTCAAGGGCTGTGCAACATAACCTTGAAGTTTCTAATTCCATTATTTTTCCGAATAATTTTCCGGTGGAATAATGTATTTGAGTGAAAATCAATTATTACTTATTAAACACTAATTCTGAACAGGTTCGCAAGTAGCCGAAAATACAGATAATTGACTCCCTTTATATGGTGTTAGCATATGGAGAGTCTGCCCCCAAAATAGGCGGGGTAGGATATGATAATATGGATGATGTAAAGTGGGACAGTATCGTTATTGAAACGAATGAATACCTAGAAACAGATGCGATTGATGGTGCGTTGAAACAAGTGGTTCAACTACACCTTGAAGTCGGTCAAAATAACCCGAATGAAAGAGATGCTGCGGCAAATGCGCTAAAGGCACTATTGAAAGGCCGTGATGGTTCACCATTTGGCCGCAAAGGTGCAAAGAGCGCAGTTCCAACAAGTGTTAGAGTAGTAATTGACCGCATTTGCGGTGTCGTTGAAGAAGCGGCAGTTAACTACTACAACCATGATGGAATTATGGCGGCTCTTTGTCTTCGTCATGCTAAATCCGGTGGAGGACAATATGAATCTGCTGAAGATTATGCAAAGGCACAGGCAAAGAAAGCACGAACCCAACTAAGTAAAATGTTCAAAGAACAAACTTGGGATGGGAGCGTTGAGTCGCTTTTGTCAAGTGAATCTTCTGAAGAATGAATTTGATTTAATTCTGAAAGATTTGGTTTAACCCTAATGGGTCTTTTGCCCCTCACAGGAGTTCGCTCTTGTGGGGGGCTTTTTTTATTGTATGTTAAGAGGCAATAGATTTGTATTAATTTATTAAAAAGGGAGGGGGGGATGACTTGGGTCACCCTATAAGTAGTCCAGCCACCCTAGACTCCGGTGAAAAGTATTGTCACATTAGTCGCCCTTGACAAGCGATTGTGTGACATTCTTTCATTATGGAAGAAGTTGAGAGACATGGGGCTTTAGGAGAATATGTCTGATTTATCAGATTGTCTCTCCTTCTTCCGCTTTGGGCTATTGGCGCAGTCAGGTAGCGCAACGGGCTTTTAATGAGGTTTTATCGAAGTAATAAATGGGGTCTTGCTCAATTTTCGATTATGTGTTATACTTTCTCATAACTCATTTTCCTCAAAAGATACCCGTTGGTCGTGGGTTCGAACCCCACATAGCCCGCTTATTCAAGTGTAAATTTTTACACATTTTCACCGCCTAAGAAATTGGGCGTTTTCACATTCCCTAAAAATAATAATAGGAGGAAATAAAAATGATAACAGGAACAAAAGAGCAAGAAGCAATTTGGAATGAAATAGCAAATGGCACAAGTCACATTATTGTTGACGCAGGTGCAGGTGTTGGTAAAACATTTACAATTGTTGAAGGAGCAAATAGAGACGATGGACAGAAGAAAGCATTTTTGTGCTTTAATAAATCCATTCAGAAAGAATTAGCAGAAAGACTACCAGATGATGTTGAAGCAAAGACTTTTCATGCATTAGGTTTTGCTGCATTAAGAAGTGCTGGAATTAGAACTAAGGTCAATAATTTCAAATTGAGAAATATTATTGATGATATGCTTGGTCGTGATTTTTACGCACAACCATTAACTAAACTAATTAGTTTGATTAAAGGTTCAATGGTTGAAGGTGATGATAAGAAGTCTATTTACAGATTGATTGATGAATACAATATTGAATTCAAATCAGACCGTGAAGAGTTAATCGCTATTGATAGTATTCCAGCCATTCTTAATCAATGCAAGAGAAATACTGCTATGATTGATTTTGATGACATGATTTGGCTACCTTTAGTATTAGATATGCCATTACCTATTTTTGATACATTATATGTTGATGAGGCGCAAGATTTCAATGAAATGCAAAGAGAATTGATTTCTAGATGTGTTGCAAATGGCAGATGTATTATTGTGGGCGACCCAAATCAAGCAATTTATGGTTTCCGAGGAGCAGATTCAAATTCAATGGATATGTTTGTCAGAAGGCTAGAAAAAGGTGATAGAGAAATCAAGCGTTTTTCTTTGAGTTTGACTTGGAGATGCCCTAAAACAGTCGTTGCAGAAGCAAACAGATATGTCAAGAATTTTACTTGCCGTTCTGATGCAATAGATGGAATGGTTGTTGAGAATGCACCGTTTAATCCACAAGCAAACGATATGGTTCTATGCAGATATAATGCACCTTTGGTTTCAGCGTTTTACGATTTAATTTTACAGGGCAAATCTGCCTATGTTCTAGGTCGTGATATGACTAAAGGACTGATTAATGCAGTTAGAAAAATTACTAAGAATGATAATATGGGTTCAGAAGAGTTTTCTGAATTACTAGCACAAGACTTCAAATTTACTTATGATAAGTTGATTGCGGCTGATAAAGTCAATCAAGCAAACAACCTTGAAGATAAGTATGAATGTTTGAAGATTTTTGCTTCTATGGCTACTACTGTTGGTGGAATTGTAAATGAAATCAAGAGAGTATTCGATAATAATGAAGAAGGAGAGATTATGCTTTCCACTGTTCACAAGGCTAAAGGTCTTGAGGCTGATAATGTATATATCTTGGCTACGGACAGAATGCCTCATCCAAAGGCATCTAATCCTAGAGAAGAAAGAAACATTTGCTATGTAGCAATTACAAGAGCCAAAAGAAATTTGTTTTATTGTGGACCAAAACCAAAAAATTGAGGTGAATAAAAATGAGTAAATATAGAATAATGACAAAAGCACTAGATGAATGGAGTATAACAAAGGAGGTGTTGTGGGATAGTCTGAAGAAAAGAGTAATCTTTTTGACAGACGAAACCACTGACATTTCTAAGATTGATGTTAGTAATGTAGTAGCATATACTAGTTTTGCAGATTGGGCTGGGAAGTTTATGAACGGTGATTTAAGATGAATGGAAGGGAAGTAAGAATAATGCTTATGACTTGTAAAGGGTGCGAAGCAACGGCAAAATACAATATTCATAGTAGTGTCGATTTTGTTGATGCTAGTCGTGTTTTGAAAGCAAAATGCACTTGTGAGGAGGAATAAATATGGGATATAGAAGCGAAGTAAATATAGTAACAAGAAAAGACAATAAAGAATTGTATGACATGTTAAAAGCAGAATACGAGCAAGACAAGGATTTGTGGGATATATTCGAAGAAGGCACTATCAAAATGTATAATGGAGATAAGGCTGAAGTTTTGTATGTTCAATGCGATTATGTTAAATGGTATGATGGATATAAAACAGTTGATGATATTATGTCTGCAATTGGTCGTATTGAAGATGAAGAAAGTTATGGATTCGTTAGAATAGGAGAGGAATGGGATGATGTTGAAACATTCGGTTATCCTTATGACTATGGTTTAACTATTCATAGATATGCTAAATTCAGTGCTAATTTTTTAACAGATGAAGAAATCTGTATATGTAACAACCTAGACCATCAAACATTAAATGTTGATTGTCCGGTAAATAAGGAGGAATAAATATGGTAGGATTATGGAATATGGAAAGTAAAAGACCAACATGTGCTTATTGTAAAATACAGTCAGTAACAGATTGTGATAAAACAGGAACGCCAATATGCTCAAAGCATTCGGCAATAGTGCCTAATGGTGCAGAAGTTATTGTGTATGCAAGAAAACATGCACCAAGAAGTCACAAAAAGAAGATGGAAGCCTTAGCAATTAAGAGAGGCTTATTTAATCCGGAGGATGGTGAGCAATTTGAGTTTTGAAAAAGAATGGAATAAGAAAGCAAAGAGGATTTACAAGAACGCAGTTAATCATGGTTTTTGGAAAGATGAAGTAAATGATGGTGAAAGAATGGCATTGATTCATGCTGAAATTTCAGAAGCATTAGAGGCTTTGCGTGAAGGTAATCCTTCTTCAAATAAGATTATGGAGTTTAGTAATCTTGAAGAAGAATTAGCAGACGCAGTAATTCGAATTATGGATTATGCTTTTGGTAAAGACTTAGATATTGCAGGTGCTATTCTTGCTAAGATGGAATATAACGAAAGCCGTGAATTTATGCATGGTAAAACTTTTTGAGGTGATATTATGCATAAATTACACAAAGAATATCTAATTGAATGGGCTTCACAATATATTGATGATGTTACTAATTTAGAAATAAAAGGTGATGTTATAAGAATAAGTGTGGGCGGTAAATTGGTGGGTATTATTACCTATCAAAAAATATGAGTCCATATTCTCTCGGACTTATGTTCGGTGGGCGGATAGTAATATGAGAGAATAAGGTCACAGGGGGTTTGCTAATAAAAAGAAGACATTTAGCGATGTTTTTCATTTAATAGTTGATGAAGGAGTTTAGTCAAATGGTTTTACTGAAACCGACTCTAGCCGTATAAGCAACACAATCTTCTTTTCCCCAAATAGCAGGTTTTCTAGGTAATAACAAGAAGTTTAACTCTGACTAGATAGTGGTGAAATCCTTAGGGTTTTTGTTTTTTAACCATGACTTGTTCCCTGCGCCTTTAGGTGATATTAATGAAAATAATAGATTTTTTTAGAAGATTAAGAAAAGAACCGGTAATACCTGTTCCTAAATGTAGTAGGTGTGGTTTAGCATCATCCTACGAAATGATGACTTCTTTCGTGCATAGCGGAGAAGTTATCGAATTCAAACTATGCGAAAGTTGTTTAGAAGAATACAACGCAAAATATAATTCGAGGTGGATTCCACCACCCATAACAAAAAAGGAGGAATAAAAATGAATATAGAAATAGAATATGGAAATACAATATACAGTAATAATAAGATAGCAAGATACACTAAGTTTCATTTCGACACACTGAATGACTTAGAACAATTTTGGGTAATTAGAACAGATGAAGGTGATTGGAAGGCTGATTTGAAAGGTTTAGTAATCACTCATCAAGTATGGGTCGATTCAAAAGAGTTTTTTATGGAAGCAGGGCGTGAAGAAGAATGAGTGAATGTTTAGAATGTCAAGGTAAAGGGTATGTTATCGAACCCGACCATCAGCACGATTGTATGATTAAGAGAGAATGTATAACTTGCATGATGGATGATAATTATAGAGAACACTTAGCCTTTGAAATGGCAAAGTTGATTAGTGGCTTGAGCAATCAGAAACTAGCGCAAACAGTGGCTAGTCTATTGGTTAATCATAGCAAATATATTAGTAACTCACAAGATTTCTTGCATGATATTGAGAATTATATTGCTCATAAGAATGTAAGTAACTTGTTTGCATTAGCGGGAGGAATTTGAATGAAAACGAATGTTGAATTTAGAATAGTAAATACAAGTGAATTACCACCGATTGTAATTTCACAGAATGAAAATGATGAGCCGAAAGTTGTATTGAATACCTATCATAGAATATGGATTAGTCTTAATAGAAAGATTATTGCAGGTATTATAGATAACTTACCGGAGAAGATAGATATGATACTAACAGGCTATCTTCAAGAACAAAGACAGTTTGAAAAAGACGATTTAGAGATGATGAATGATGGTTGAAACAATAGTAGCAAAGAGAAGTTTAGGACAAGGCCGTTGGGATAGAAAACTAATGGAAAGAATGGTTGAATTATCTGTTGCTGATAATTATGAAGAAGCAAAAGAAGAATGGATTGCCACAGGTTCAGTTTGGTGGGGCGGTGATGAAGATGCTCCCGATTGGGTTAGAAACTCACAAATGGGGAGAGGTAAATGTCTTTGCGGTCATAGTGTAGTATATCACTTTGAAATTGTTAATACTGAAAACGGTATTGTTGAATGTGTTGGTTCAGACCATATCAATACTTATCTAATTATGAAAGAAATTGCTAACAGAACCGGAAGAGATATTGAAGATATTACAGAAGGTGAAATTGATACTTGGATTCAAGAGCGAACAAAAACAATGATGGCTAAAGCATGGATGCACCAAAACGGTGAACAGTTTAATATGATATATGAAAAAATCAAAGAGGCTGACATTCTAATTAATGTTAAAGGACAACCTAATTTGTTTTGGGATAGTGGGGATAATCGTTACAGATATACTTCTGCTCTTAGAAAGAAAGGAGTTGGTTCACCAACAGATAGGTATTATCAAATGGCTTCTATTGTTTGGCGTTGGGAACACCCTAATAACAAAAGGGCGCAATCAAGAACAAGAGGCTATCCAACAGATAAGTTGTGGCAAGACATGATTATTTTTGATGCTATGTTCACTATTAAACATAAAGAAAGGTTTGATAGTTTAATGAATCATGCTCAAGAAAGAACAGACAATTATCTTAGACAACAGGCAATAAGAAGACAAAGACAAGAACAAATGCGATTAGAAGCCGAAGAAAAACAAAGGGCATGGGAAGCCGGAAGGGAAGAAAGAGAGCGTCAAGCCGAAATAAATAGACAAAGGAGAGAAGCACAAAGGCTTGAACATGAAAGAAAAGCAACCGAAAAGGCTAAACTAATACTAAGCACATCAGCAAATGAAACATTTATGCAAATGTGTATGTATTATGGTTTAAGACCTTTTGATGTATCTTTGGCAGAAACGACTTGGGAATATAAATTCTTATCCAGCGTTAAAACACAATTGTCTGAAAGAAGAGAATTAACAGGAAGTCAATTATCTTCATTAAAGGGAATTTGTGATAAAATGATAACTCCAGCCCAAATCAAATACTTAGAAGATTTGGGCTATTGCCCCGAAGAAAATTCGGAATGGAGAACGGGATTAACCCGAAAAGAGGCAAGTAATGAAATAGAAAGAATGAAAGAGGAATGAATATGGGATTATTGAAAGAATTAGTAGTAGGAACAATAGCCGTAGTAGCGGCTTCAACAATGATTTGGCCTTTGGCCGCTTTAGCAATAGGGGGAGACGAGAATGGAGAATGACTCCCTTTATATGCAGTCAGCACATGGAAAGAATAAGACGGAGATGATAGAATGATTAAGTTAACAATTTTGAACGAAACAGGACACACAGAACTAGTTATGGCTTCCGAAGAAGTCATTGAGCAAATTGATACACACCCTACACATTGGGTTTTCATCAATGGTGAAATGATGGCTAGAGAAGAAATAGCAGGTATCAATTGGGACACTGTTGAGTCAGTTGATTTAACGCCAGCAATCGTTGGCGGTTGATTTTATTAACCCGACTATATTTGCGACATTTGGGGGGAGAATGAGGCTTAGTGCCTTGTTCTCTCCCCTTTTTGCAGTGTGGTTAATATGAATTTGAAACATTTTATGTCTCCCGATGCTCTTAAAATTTTATTTGAACTGAATGGTTGGAACTTGACAAAACCATTCATCCGTGATGAAGTAGCGGTTTTTACACCGGACTTCTATCCCGAAGGTTATGTTATTGGTCGTGGTAAATACGGCCAAATATACGCTTCGGGTGAAACAAAGATTCTATTCAAGGATAAGGAATATTCTTCTGTAAGTATTTTATTAGAAGAATATCCTTTCGCAGTTAATAACTTTGACGAATGGGAATTTGTCATTGAGAAAGAGTGGGTAATTAGCAAAAAAGGTGAGTGGCTTTCATCCTTTTCGACTCTATTTGAATTACCTAAAGCCAGCAAATATAGGTGTTAAAGATGTCAAATACAGCAATAGAAACATTGTCTGATATTACAGTGCATATGAAATATGCAAGGTATTTACCAGCAAAGAAAAGAAGAGAAACTTGGAATGAAATAGTCGAAAGAAACAGAAATATGCATATTAAAAAATATCCAGAATTAACAGAAGAAATAGGTGAAATTTATGAAAAATTCGTCAAAACAAAGAAAATTCTCCCTTCAATGCGCTCTATGCAATTTGGGGGCAAACCTATCGAAATTAGTCCAAATAGGGTTTATAATTGTGCTTATATGCCTATTGATTCCCTTTTATCTTTTAGCGAGGCTATGTTCTTACTTCTCGGTGGAACGGGGGTTGGATATTCGGTTCAACGGCATCATATTGAGCAATTACCGGAAATCATTCAGCCTAATTCCGAAAGAAAACGCAGGTATCTTATTAGCGATTCTATTGAAGGATGGGCTGATTCAATTAAAATCCTTTTGGAGTGTTATACCGGAATTAGGAGTAGTAGTCCTATTTTTGATTATTCTGATATTAGACCAAAAGGAAGCCTATTAAGAACTAGTGGTGGAAAAGCACCCGGTTTTCAGCCATTAAGAGAATGTTTAGTTAAAATAGAAGGAATGCTCCAAAATAAAAATAATGGCTCTAAATTAGATTCAATTGAAGCACATGATATTATGTGTTATTTAGCAGATGCAGTATTAGCAGGTGGTATTAGGAGAGCCGCCATGATTAGTTTATTTAGTGCAGATGATTCTAAAATGATTAGTTGTAAGTCCGGTAATTGGTGGGAAAATAATCCACAAAGAGGTCGTGCAAATAATTCAGCAGTTATTCTTAGACATAGAGTAACTAAAGATTTCTTTATGGGTCTATGGGAAAGAATACAACATAGTGGTAGTGGTGAACCAGCAGTTTATTTTAGTAATGACAAAGATTGGGGAACAAATCCTTGTTGTGAAATTGCTTTACGGCCTTATCAATTTTGTAATCTAACAGAGGTGAATGCTTCTGATATTACAGACCAAGCAGATTTAGAAGCAAGAGTAAAAGCGGCTTCATTCATAGGAACGCTTCAAGCAGGTTATACTGATTTCCATTACCTTAGAGAAATATGGAAAAAGAATACTGAAAAGGATTCTTTGCTCGGTGTATCTATGACAGGTATTGCTTCTAATGTTGTTGAACCTTTAGATTTGGAAATGGCTTCGTTTGCTGCTAAACAGGAAAACAAGAGGATTTCTAAAATCATTGGTGTAAAACCTGCGGCTAGAATTACTTGTGTAAAACCTGCTGGAACTACTTCTCTTGTTTTAGGAACAAGTAGCGGTATTCATGCTTGGCACGATAATTATTACATTCGAAGAATTAGAGTAGGTAAAAATGAAGCAATCTATTCTTATCTATCATCTAATCATCCTGAATTGGTTGAAGATGAATACTTTAATCCGGAGGAACAGGCAGTTATTTCTATTCCTCAAAAGTCTCCCGATGATGCCATTACACGACATGAATCAGTATTTGATTTATTAGAGCGTGTTAAGAATTTCAGCATCCGTTGGGTTAGAACAGGCCATGTTGATGGTTTGAATAGCCATAATGTATCAGCAACAATATCTGTAAAAGATGATGAATGGGATGATGTTGGTGAATGGCTATGGATGAATAGACACTACTACAATGGTTTGTCTGTATTGCCTTATGATGGAGGAACATACAAACAAGCACCATTTGAAACAATAGATAAGGAGACATATGATGAAATGATGTTAACCTTAACTAAGATTGATTTGACTAAAATTACCGAAGAACAAGACGATACTAACTTAACAGGTGAATTGGCTTGTGCTGGCGGGGCTTGTGAAATCTAGGTGATTAGATGAAAACTCGTAGGATTCGGCCTATCCGTCATTTGAGTTTTAATGACTTTGTAAGAGTCATTATTTCTTATGATGATGTATGGTCTAATTCTGCGAAAAATAAAATTAAATTAGCACTTGACGCTTGTGCAGGTTTGGAAGATGAAACAGATAAAAAGTATAGACTTTGGCAAACTGTTAAAATAATACTATGGGAAATAGAAGAAGCGGTGGAAACAGGCTTTACTGACTATGCCAGAAAAGCATTCACAGAAAGACATGAAGCCCTGCAATACCATAATAAAAACCAAACCGATTTCTATAATAATTATATTTATAATATGATGAAAGGGTGGTATAAATGAAAGAAAAAGACCCTGAATATACAAAGAGTAATTGGTCGTATAAAAAAAGAGTCGCTACTAAATGTAGGATTTGTGGAGGCCAATTACTTTTACCGGAAGATATGAAAAAAGAAATTCACAAAGAATGTGTTAATAATATAAATGATAATAGTTATATGATGTGATAAAATGAATGAATTAAAAATAAGAATAAAAAGACCTGATGATTCCCAACAACATTGGAGAACAACGATTAGAAGTAATTTGATTAAAACGCCACACGATGTTTCTATTCAATCTAATAGAAATGCAAAAGACCCCGTTCATTCGGCTATTACGGCTTTCTTTTCTAGCAACTTAAAATCCTCAAGACGAGGATATTATACTAGACATTATAGATATATGAACTTACCTTCAAGGGACTTTAACGAAGTTATTGATATTGGAGGTTGTTTGATAGCATTAGGAAAAAAGGGTAGCAGATATACTCTTAATGGTAAAACAGAAAGTTTGCATACTATTGCTTCTGCTTTGGCTAGAGTTACTTTCAAGTCATGTTTTGAAAAAGATGTGGCTAAACTAATGAAAGGATTGTATGCTACTCTAAGTATTCCCGAAGATGTAAAGTATTGTTTAGAGAATAGAGTGCCATTCCATTTCTTCGATGATTTTCAGAAAACTAATGTTAGATTGAATTGTCAGCAAATTAGCGATAATGAAGTTGCGATTGAGGTTAGTGATGGAGTTTGGGGAACTATGACTAATAAAGAATTAGAATCCTTTTGCGCTTTTTATCTTCATGGTAAAAAGAGAAGTAAAAAATGGATGTTTTGTTCTCCTGAAATTCTTTATGAAAGAACAGTAGGAGTTAAACCAAAAGTTTCAGATAGAAAACTAATGATTGAATTTCTAAAACAAAATAGACAACAGGATATTGTTGAAGATAGGGCTAAGTTATTAGTTAAAGAAACAGAAGAAAAATATCCTGATAGAATCAAAGTCATTTACGATGATGATAAAGAAGTATCAGCCATGTATGTTCGTGGAAAAGGCTGGGATTGGAAACTTACGAACACTAAATTCAAATCAGATATTCAGATGGTTTCGACATTTGTTTATTCAACACCCGATACTGATGAACACTTCGCACAAAAAATTGAGAAGTGGGAAGAAGAATGTTTTGGAATTAATATTGATGCTATTAATAATGGTTCTGAAGAAGAAATTAAATTACCGCCAAAACCAACTAATGAACCTCAATGGAAAGGACCAATTTGTATTGATAATATGTCTGGCGGTTCTTCTTTAGGCGACCAATTTGTAGCAAGAGCATTAGCACTTCTTAATGATACTTTAACAGTAAAAATAGTTAGCACGATTAAAAGGTATATATGTAATAATGAAAATAGTATAAGAGTTGATTTTGATGAAATGCGGTGAATGTGGTTGTTTAGTCTTTAATTATAATGAAAGACTAGGAGAAACAGAATGTAGCGATTGCGGATTAGTGGTCGTAACAGATTTGTTTGAAGAAAGTGTCAGAATGATAGATGACGGAAAGGTTGTTCATTCTGCTGAAAGAGGAGAATTGGGTTCTATAATAACAGGAAAGGGTTCATTTAAGTTTAATAGGAGAGGAAACAATAATGTTATTCCTAGACATATTACTGCTGGTTTGCAGACCTGTAATATGATTCTATCTTCTATTCAAATAAACCACCCTCTTAAAGATAGAGTTAAGGAATGTTACTTAGAAGCACAGAAGAAAGGTTTGTTTGGTAAAATCAAACTAGAGGCTAGATGCACTGCTGTTGTCTTTTATGTTCTGAAAGAAAATAGAACACCTGTTCCTATGAAAGAATTATGTTCTGAATATTCATGTTCAACTAAAGTAGTGAATAGATTAGTGCGTAAAATGATTCACCACTTTAAGAGTAAGAATATACTTTACGGAGCAGACCCTTCTTTTATGTTAAAGCAGACCTGTTCTAGAATAACAGATGATGTGATGTTTTATTCTAATGCTATGGATTTGATGTTAAAGTTAGAACCTATCATAGAAGACCATTGTTATCATAAATCAAAGGCATATTACGCAAGTGTATGCTGGGTGGCGACAAATATGTTTAGATATTATGGTGTAACTAAGAATGATATTTCTGAAAGCACAGATATTTCCTTATCAGCAATAGGAAAGACAAGTAAAAAATTAATCCAAATGTTAGGATTTAATAGAATGTCCGAAATTAAAGGGCGAGATATAATAGAATATGGTGATATAAATGACAATAAGAATGAGAGATGTAATACCGACAAGCGAGCATAGATATTGGAAAAAGGATTTTCTAAATACTTATGTGACTACTAATAATAAAAGAAAGGAATATTGCAAAAAGCAAATTATTTCTGGTCGTAAAGACCACTATAATATATTTGAAGAAGCAAGGAGGAAATTTAAGTGAATATATTTGCACTATCAAGAAATCCGCAAGAAGCGGCACTAGAAATGTTAGACAAACACATAGTTAAAATGCCAACGGAAACTTGTCAAATGTTACATACAAATGTTTTGTATTTTGACTACATTGAACATTATGGTGAAGAACCTACTTTAGCACAAGTAAAGCAGTTTCATAGAGATATTAATTCAAGACTAATGAAACCTGCTATGTTGAATCATCCTTCAACAATATGGGCTAGACAGAACCCTCATAATACTCGATGGTTATATGAACATGGTAAAGCATTATGTGAAGAATATACCTATCGCTACGGTAAGGTTCATGGTTCGCAATCTAGAATACTAGATATAGCATATACGATTGATGAAGATTCTAATTGGTCGTTTGCTACACCTGTAACTATTGCTATGGATGATAAGTATAGATTAGTTAAAGATAACAGGATTCCCGATTGGGACTTCGTAATTAATAGTTACAGACACTATTACCTTCAAGGTAAATGGAGGTTTGCTGAATGGAGGGCAAAAAGAATGCCAAAGTGGTGGCCTAAAGACCACTACAAAAACAAATACAACGAAGAAATAGATAATTATAATAAAAAATGGAATGCAAAATTGGAGAGATTAGAATGAAAAGAAAAATATTGATTATAGGAGTAGGTGGTATTGGGAGTTTCCTAGTGCCACTATTAGATAAAGTAGGAATGTATGATATTTCAGTAGCAGACCCCGATAAGGTCGAAACTAAGAATTTAACATATCAAAACTTTACAGAAGAAGATGTTAATTTTCACAAAGTAAGTAGGATGAATGCTCGATATAATAGTGTTAATAATGCAAGCAAGTTTCCTATCCTAACTGCTAAACAAATGCAAGGATATGATTTAGTTGTATGTTGTGTTGATAATTTATCAGTTAGAAGAACATTGTATAATTCAAATATTAAATGGTTGGATTTAAGAGCGCAAGGTCGTAATGGGGCTTTTGTTACTTCTGATGCAGACCCTAAAATGTATGATTCTTTATTAGCAGGGCCAGATGGTTCATTTTCTTGTCAAGGAGATTCATGGGATGGAAGTAATAGTGGCGTTCATTTCATGCAAGTTGTTATTGCAGGTATTGGCGCACAATGGATTCAAAGATGGTTTAACAAAGAAGATGTAAAATCCTTTATGGTAATTAATGTATAGGAGGAATAAAAATGAAAGGAGAGAAATGGACAACAGAACAAATAATGAGAGGCGCATATTTGCGTTTAGTGGAAAAAAGAACTTGGCCTGAAATTAAGGCTCAAATGGATAAAGAAGGCTATCCTGATAGAACAGTGGATAATTATGGTGCTACTATTAGAAGATGTATCAATCAATATAACATATCTTTTGATGATGAACCTAAAACAAGTGATTGGAGAAGTGACCCTGCCACAAGAAAACAATGCAAGTATATTGCTTCTATGACACTGCCTGACGCTAAAACTAGCGAAATTACTAAATTAACAAATGAGTTAATAGAAGCCTCAAAGCGTGGCGAATTCGATAAAGAGGCCGCTAATGAGCAGATTAAACTATTAGAGACTACACTATTAGAGACTCAATCTTTTAATGTTAAAGCGAAGAATAATACCAACTTGTTATACAGTGGTAATTCAACCCGTTGGACTCCAAAAGAAGATGCTCTTTTGGTTAATTGGATGAATGAACATAAAGATGGAGAACAAGGCTTTCCTCCTAATTTGAATAGAACACATAGAGCGTGTCGTGAAAGATGGTTAAGAAGCCTAAAACATCTAACGCCTTCTATTAAGACAGTTAGAAAGAATGGCACATATACTCTTCAAAATGAAATACCTACGGAGAGAACATTATTCTCTCACGAAGCACCTGAGTCAGCGACAAGAAAATTACCTAAAAATTGGACTCGCTTGAATAATGAAAGTATTGAATATCCTAATACTAACAAACCTTGGACATATGATGAATCATTAGAAGCGTTGGTAATGTGGCATTCTATGTCAATTGATGATGCGAGAGAAAAGTTTGGTCGCCCATATTGGGTAATAGCAAAACATATCGAGAAGCATTTTGACTTTACATATGCTGAAAGTAAATCGTTGCTTATGGAGGCCGCAGGTATCAAGAAACAGTTAGAGGCTAATAAGTTAGCAGAAAGAAAACCTTCGCTTAGGAAGCGTTGGAGAGATAAGAGAAACGCTAAAAAGCAAAAGCGGTTAGAGAAGAAATTAGCAAAGACCCAAAGAAAATTAAAGAAAATGGAGATGAAATAAATGGGAAAAAATTGGAGTGCGGAACAGTGCATGGATTGTGGTAATTTAGTATATTATGGTGGTAAGTGTGATTGTAAGGTTGATTTAGAAACTGATTTAGAAATAGCAAGAGCAGAAGCGGAGAATCATATTGATGCTTATTATAAACAAGGTATGGAAATAAAAGATTTATTTGAACATATTTGGTTTGCTTCAACAGAAATACTGAATGGTTTAGAGGTTCAAGTTGTTATTGATTCTAATGATGCTATTCATATTTCGTCAGGTTCAGCCGGTTATGTTGATTTTCAAATTGACCCTGTTGGAATGAAATTGCCGATTAAGTGCTGGATTCACACACACCCATTCGGTAGTGCTTATTTCAGTGGAACTGATATTAGAACAGTTAGTATTTGGCAACCATTAATGAAGACTGCTTATGTGTTAGGTGGAGATGGGCATTATGGTTCTTGGAGTCAAAAAGAACCTTATCTATTAGATATATACCGTAACCATGAATATGAAAGAACCCAAGTTTGGGTTAGAAAAGGAGATGAAGAAGAATGAGATTTAGAAAAATTAAAAGTGGAAATAATGCAATTAGACAATACAAAGGAAAGCCGTTCAATAAAGAAACACAATATGGCGAATCGGATGCTAAGGCAGTCACTAGAATAACTCTAAGTGAAAGAAAGCGAAGGCATATGTCAAAACACCCTAATGATAAAAATACTACTAATCCAAAGAAGGGAGTTTATTGGGGTAAGAAAGGTAATTCTTACAAAGACTTAATGGAATTCCATAAGAATCATATTTGGACATATATTGATGCTGATATGAATAAGGGATGGGTTAACATCAGTGGTGAAGAAGAATGATACAATGGATGCTTAAAAAGACAATATGGTTTATGGGTCTTGTTTATGTTACATTAGACAAGTTTGTAAAGTATGAAGATAATGATAAAATCTTAGGTATTAAGATTGATGATGATTTTCAAAGAATGACAAGAAGAGAATTATGTAATTATGTTGAATTTAAGTTCGGCTGGGATGAAGGTTCTTTTTGGGGATTGCAGTCAACACAGAAAATTAGAGTATGTTGCCAAGTGGCGAGAAATAATAAATTCAAAGGTGAAGAAGAATGAATACAAAAATAAAGGCAGAAGTATTAGATGAAATAATAAGTTATTTGGATATTATGAGAGAGAATAGTCAACATCATCAAGATGAATATGACGCTATTCAGTTTTTGCTAAATAACAGAACAAAAACAATTTGGCAGTTGCCATTTGAAATAACCCCTTTAGGTGATGCGGAATGAAAGCAGTAGGAGAATATGTAATTGTGAAAATAGAAGAAACAAAAAGCGAAAGCGGTATTTTGACTAAAGCCGCTAATCAAGGGAGAGTAATAGATTGTAAGGTTGATACCAGCCTTAGAGATAAGGTTGTTCTTTTTAATGATAAAAGAGAATATACAAGGCAGAACGATATTCTGTTTATTCCCTATGAGTTTATTTTGGCGGTGGTATAATGTGTGATAATTGTGGACAAAGTGCAATTAGATACAAAGCGTTTGGTGCTACCGGTTGGAGATATTTTTGTAGCGAAAAATGCTGGGCTAACTTTAATGCTATGCCTGTTCAAGAAGAAGGATATTATGGATTGGAGAGATTATAATGATAATTAATGGAGAAGAAGTAAAACAGAAATTGAAAGAAGGAATTGATTTAGTAGCAAATACCGTTAAACCAACATTAGGGCCACAAGCAAAAACAGTTATTTTGCAAGGTAATCCTCCTGTTATAATTAATGACGGAGTTACAATTACTAAGTATGTATCAAGTAATGACCCTTATGTTCAAATGGGAGTCCAAATGGTGCAAAACTTAGCAAGCAAAGCACAAGATAATTCTGGCGATGGAACAACAACTGCTTGTATTATTGCTCAAGCACTTGTTGAGAATATTCAGAAACAAGAGAATTATAACATTAGAGTGCTTCAAAATGAATTACAAGAGGCTCAAGAAATTATTGCTTCTTATCTAATAGATAACGCAATACCTATTCTTGATGATGATATTCTGAATGTTGCTACTATTGCGGCTAATAATGATGATGAGTTAGGTTCTCTAATTCAAGAGGCTATCAGTGCGGTAGGGCGTGATGGTATCATCACTGTTGAAGAATCTAAAACTCATAAAACACAAATAGTCACAAGAAGCGGTTTAGAGTTTGATGAAGGCTATCTAAGTCATATGATGTGTAATGGAGAAGACGGCAAAGTAACCTTTGATAATCCCGTTATCTTTTCATCTAACCTGAACATTAGACACTTTCAAGAAATACTTCCGTTGCTAGAATTATGTGCTAAGAATAAGAAACCATTGGTAATCATTTGTCGTGGTATGGAAGGCACTGCACTAAGTAATGTAATTATGAATGTTCTTCAAAAGACAATTGAAGTAGCAGTGGTAAAAGCACCAAACTTCGGTGATGCTCAATTAGATGAGTTAGACGATATTGTAACTGTTTGTGGCGGTAAAATGTTTAACGAAGAAAGCGAAGATGAACCTTCAATGGCTACTTTAGATGAATTGGGAACTGCTGATAGAGTAATTATTTCAAAAGATAATACAGTTATCATCGGTGGAGGTAATGCTGATTCAGATTCTAAGAAGCACAAAGTATTTTCATTGAAAGAGTTGTATGAATCAACAGATGACAAGTATGACAAGATGCGATACAAAAAGCGGATAGCAAGATTGAATGGCGGTATTGCTACTATTCAAGTTGGTGCATCTTCACAAATGGAAATGCGTGAAACTAAAGAAAGATTAGATGATGCGCTTAATGCTACTAAAGCAGCACTTGACGAAGGTATTGTTATTGGTGGAGGTAAGGCACTTCTTAATGCTAGAGATTCTTTAGATGTAGCAAAGAAGGGTCATCATGTAGTGTATGAATCGTTAATTGCACCGTTTATTACTTTATGTGATAACAGTAGTGTTGATGATTTGCATTATCTTCCTTTAGAAACAAATGAATCAATAAATGCTATGACAGGTGAAGTGGGAAATATGTTTGAATTGGGTATTGTTGACCCTGTAAAGGTAACTAGAAACAGTTTCCTTGCGGCTATGTCAATAGCAAAACTTTTCCTAACTACCGAAGTAGCAGTTTTGAGAGAGGAATGAATATGAAGAAAAGAGCCGTAACTGTAACTTTACCTGCTCCTCATGCGGCAGAGGTTAAATGTCCTATTTGTGAAGGTAATAAGTGTAAGGTTTGTAAAATGACCGGAAAGTTATCTATTCAAGTAGCACCAAAGATACCGATTCAAAGAGCGCATATTATCAAATATGTCATTGAGAATATACATGATGTTGCTAACGAAATAACTAGAAATTATGGCTTAGTTCCCGAAGTGAATACTATCGAGGTCATTGAAATAAATGAAGGCCAATATGAAATAGTTCAGGTATCATCTTTAGGTGGTGCTTGTTGGGTTGTTAATCGTTTAGATGAATTAGATACACCGAGATACTTTACTTCAAGAAAGGAGTTAGAGAAATTCAAGGAGGGATGGTTTAGTGAGTGAACCAATGGAAATAAAAGGAAGAATTGTTAGAAATGCCAATGATGAAGTTCTTGTTAAAAGAGGAATTTATTGGAACATAGAAGTTATGGATATTAGATGGTATAAGAATGACAAACCAACAAAAGGTATTCGTCTAAATATAGAGGAAGCCAAAACATTACTGAACATATTAAAGAGGGAATTAGAATGAAATTTAGAATTAGTGAAGTGCAAGCGAAAGCGAGCGTTAGAAAAGCGAATAAGCATAGGCAATTTGAAATGGGTGCTTTAGATAGACATAGAAGATATTCAACTGAATTGATTGATTTATGGTCTGCATTCATAGAATTAGAAATGCCCGTTGGTGCGGGTGAAGGAAGGGGTTCGAGAGTAACTAAGGAACATATTGATAAATCTTGGAGTAAGTTTCAAGGACATATGTTGAAATTATTATTATTGAATAGACTATTTGGAGATGAAGAAGAATGAATTTGAATAAGATATTTTTAGATGTAACGAATGATAAAAGATTTATTGAATGGGCAAAAGCCATGAAAAAGAAAATTAAGAACAACCCTGCGGCATTGGGTCATTTTGAGAGCAATTATGCCGTAGTTAGGAATGGTATGTTCTTACCAAGAGCATCATTTGTGATGTATTGGGAAATGTTTAATTCCGACAATTTGGCTAGATTAGCACCTGCTATCAGTCAAGCCTCGATGATTCATATGCTACATCGTTTAATGGAACAAAATAAAAATGAAGAGTCAGCAGTAATGCAGACTATGATGATTAATTATGTTAGAATGATGAATAGTATAGAACAAGGGGCGGCTTCTGATGAAGAAGAATGAATGGATTTACTTAGCAAATGCTATGTGGACTTATGCTGAAAAGCACGAAGGTAAAATTAGCCGCCTTCTAAAAGAATTGGTTAAGACAGTAAATAAAAATATGGAGATGATTATAAATGACAATGAACAGACTAGCGAGACTATTAGAAAGCACAGACCAGAAAACACCAACACAACAAGTTTCGATGATAACGGAACAAGTGGGAACATTCAAGAATAAACCAGCACTATTCGCAATTTTGGCTAGAGAATATCCTAATAATAACATAGGATTATCAAGAGCAAAAAAGTGGATGGCTAAGATATACGATGTTTTTGAAGATGAAATAGAAAGCGAATACAAAGCACATGATGATTTAGGAGATGCTATCTATTACTTGGATATATCAGCAGAAACAAAAGAACAAACTCCGCTATCAAGTGTATTGAGTTTGCTTTCTATGGATTGTGATGGTATCAAAACTGAATCTTTCAAAACTATACAACACGCTATTATTAATATGAGCGCATTAGAATGTCGTTGGTTTATCCGTTATTGGTTAAAGACACCACGCAACGGAATCAACAGTGGTATTGTTAAGAAAGTAATAGCAAAGCACTACAACAAGAAGGTATCAGAAGTTAAGAAGCATTGTAACTTTAACAATATTTCTGATGTGGTAAGATATTATGAATCTAATTCTGAACCACCTACTAATCTAGAACATGGTTCTTTTGTAGCACCTATGTTAGCAAAAGAAATACCTATGAACAAATGGCCTGTTAATAGAATCGTTGATTACAAATATGATGGTAATAGGTATCAGATTCACAAAGAAGGAGATAGTGTAATTATCTTTAATCGCAAAGGAAATATTGTTACTCCGCAGTTTCAAGATGTAGTCGAACAAGTTAGAAAATACAATGTTCACACTTGTATTCTTGATGGGGAAATATATCCTATCAATGAAGATGGTTCACCTGCTGAACATAAACTAATGGGAACAAGAGTCCATTCTAAGAATCACGAAGAAGCAAGAGAAAGGGTCAAAGTAAAATGGGTTATTTTCGATTGTCTAAAGTTTGGTAAGGACACCATTATGGACTTGCCGTATTCTGATAGATTAATAGCGATTAAAACATTACCCGACCAAGCACATAGAATGACAGGAACAGATACCTTAGCATTTTACAATAGAGCAATCAATGACGGCTTTGAAGGTATTATAGTTAAGGATGCCTCTTTGCCTTATGAATCCGGTAAAAGAAGCGTTGGTTGGGCTAAATACAAACCCCCTAGAATTAATCTAGATGTAGTTGTTCTTAGTGCAAAGTATGGTGAAGGAAGAAGGGCAAATGTATTTGCTTCATTCGCTATGGGAGTTAGAAGTGAACATGGTGATTATGTTCCTTTAGGTTCTATTGGTAGTGGTTTCAGTGATTCGCAGTTAGTTAGATTGACAAATGATTTAAGAAGAAATATTGATAGTCATTCTAATGGCACTTATCACTTTATTCCAAGAATTGTCCTTGAAGTAACTGCTGATTTAATTTCACAAGATGCTCAAGGTAATTGGGGATTAAGGTTTCCAAGACTAGTTAGAATTAGAGATGATAAGTTTGTAGCAGATATTAATACATTTGATGATTTAATGGAGATGGTGTGATGGGTGATGAATATGCAAAGCCGCATGATAAATATGTTGCAGATGAAAAGGGAAATATATTTTCAATAGAACAGTTAAACAAAAGGCAAACTGAAAGAATGTTGGAGTTATACAAGAAACGAATGAAGATTTCTATTAATAAACTAAGACATTTACATCATAGAATATATGATATTATAGGCAAAAAATATCCCAAAGATGCTGCATTCCAAAGGGCAAAAATAGATAAGAAGATTAGTAAAGAGGCTGGTTTTGTATTGAACGATGACCTTCGTAATATTCATGCTAAAATAAAAGAGGCAGATATACAACATCAAGAAATCCTTAGACATAAGACATTTGTTAACATGGCTATTGTTCAATTAGAAAATGGTGCAGACCATGATTTGATTTTGAACCTGTTAAAACAAACACAAAGGAGTGAACCCGAATGATACAGAAAGGACAATTGACAGTTATTGATATGGAGACATATACTTGCATTGATGTAAAGGATGGATATGCTTATTTGAAAAATGTTCTTCACGAACAAGGCAGACCAAAAAAGATGCTTCAACATCTTGTTCCATACTTTACAGAAGATGGTGAGTTTATAGAACCTAAACAACCGGAGAAGAAGAAATACTCTTCTAGAATCAGTCTTAAACAATTGATTAATAATAGCACTGAAATGCCGGTCAGTAGGTCTTTTGTTAGTTTATTGTCTGAATGGTTAGAAAGTGCTATTTCCGATATGGTAGTGTGGGCTGAAGATAATGCGAATGCTAAAAATCACCAAAGGATTTCAGCGCAACATTTGTATTGGTGGGAGTTGAGTCACACCCAAGAACCTAACGGGCATTGGCCTTCACAGGAAGATTATGTAAAGGAAAGGTGATTATTTGCTTCAAGATGAACATATCCAAGAATGGATTAAAGAGTATGGAGGGGTTACTTCCTATACTTATCTTGTTTATGGAGAAGTTGATAATAGAGATTTAATGATGATTCAACAAGGACTAACTCTTAGGTTAGTGCATAAAGGCCATGACCATGTAATGTTAATGATTGAAGAATATATTAATGAGGAATTAGCAAATGCTTTAGGGCAATATAGAGGAACGCAAATCAATGTCGTTTTTCGAGGAGACAATTCAGATGTTGAAGAATTAATAACTTCAACAATTTCAGAAGGATTAGAATATTTGAGATTAAAGCATGACTTCATAGGAGTTATGGGAGCGAATGAATATGTATAGTAAAGATATGATAGTAGGAATTATGTTAAGTGTAGGAAAACCTGAAATACAAATCATAAGAGATGATAATTCTAACATAGGTTATAGAGTTAGATTGATGGTTAAGTTAAGAGGAAGAGAGAAGTTTGTTGAAGCAGTGTCGAGAACGCTTCTTCAACACGAAATAAAATCTTCTGTAATACAACAGGAATCTAAATCAAGACCTGCACCAATACTAAAAATTGGTGGCATTAAAAATATGTATAGATTGATGGTTTTAATCCATCCTCATCTTATTGATAAGAATGACCTATGGACTCCGTTTAGGAAAGCAGTAGGAATAGTTTCAGATAATAAACACTTAACGCTAGAAGGTATGGAAGAATTATTCCGTATAAAGGGATTGATATAATGGGTATGAGTAATTTGAATAACAATAGACCAATACTAATAACAGGAAAAACAGGAACAGGAAAAACAACAAAGGCAAAAGGTATGTTACCCAACGCTTTAGTTGTATATGCAAACGAAATGAACATTCAAGATTTAGGTTCTTTACCTAAAGAGAATGGTATTATTATAGAAGATGTGCATTACAAACCTAATAAAGATTCTATTCTCAATGTTATTAGAAGGTATAGAGGTGAAATAGTTTTAACTTCGATAAATGAGAAAGATGTTCCAAAGGAAATCAAGGCTAAGTGCCAAATCAAAAGAGCAGGTTCTCATAACTATTTAGCAGAATCAATCAAAGAATTAGCACCGCATTGTCAAGAACCGTTTGCTTTAGATATGGACACCTACTCTTTGGTTATGTTCTATCTAAAAGAAACTGATAGAGACATTGTTTCGGAAGTATTGAAACACAATAAACCAGCCGACACACAGATTATGTCTTGGCTTGTTGAAAACATTCACCCTAATAAGATATTATTTATTGATGGTGTAGTAAAAAGAAGATGGAGTCAAAACTATTTCTATGAGATGTTGGCTTATTGCCATAGCGGTAATGTCTATGGAAGAATCAATATGCCATCAAGAGGTAGTTATTCTAAGATACCTAGACTTCTAAAAAGAATAGGTATCAAGAATGGAGATAAAAGAATCTTTACGCAGATGAAAAATGATGAAGAATTTGTAAAGTATGTTAAAACTAAGTTTAACAATGCTGATTGTAGGATTCTTAACTTAGGTGAAAAGAAAAGAAGAAAAAGAACGGAAAAAATAAAAGTAAAAATGAATACATTGGAGGAATATTTATGAGAAATAAACAGTTAGTAAATTCCTTGTTTTATGTCTTACAAGATAGAGAATTAGGAGTTGGAGAAATTATACATGAATTGAAAGAATACGGTCATAGTAGTAGGGGTAGGTCTTTTACTACTCAACAAATCGCTTGTATTCTTTCTAAGAATAAGTTATTTGTGAAGTCAAGGAAAAATGCCAAAGTAACTCTTTGGAAAACAAATCCTTCTTACGAATACATAGATGTAAAGAGAGAAGTTGGCGGAACAGTATTACCAAATTGGAGGAAGAGAAATGTTGTGGACTGAAAAATATAGACCTAAGACTTTGCGAAATATCAAAGGACAAGAGCATTTTGTTTTAGATGCGGAAGTATGGGTTGAAGAAAGAAATATGCCTAATGTATTACTTTATGGTAATGCTGGGACAGGTAAAACAGGAGCAGGTTTGGCTTTGGCAAAAAGTATCTTAGGTGAAAATGCTAAAGATAATTTTGTTGAAGTAAATGCTTCTGATGATAGGCGACTAGAAGTAATTAGAACCACTATCAAAAGGGTTGCTCAAAGCGGAACTATTGGAGATGTTCCCTTTAGGATTTGTCTATTAGATGAAATGGATGGTATGACAAAGGATGCTCAAAATGCTTTGAAAAGAATCATGGAAAGATATTCTGGTAATATTCGTTTCATTATTACTTGTAATGATAAAAGCAAGATTATTCACCCACTACAAAGCCGGTGTGCTAACTATCATTTTAAGCCACTATCTAATGAAGTAGTATTAGAAGTAATCAAGGAAATACTTCGAAATGAACAGGTGACTAGTTTTTCGGATGATGAGTTGACTCCCTTTATAGCCTCCTTAGACGGTGATATGCGTAGGGCGATTACGGAATTACAAGCGGCTAAATCATCCGGCTTTTCATTAACAAAGCAAATAGAAAATTCACTACAAGAATATAACAAAATACTAATGCTAATACTAGATAAAAAACCAAATGAATCTCTTACATTACTTCATAATTTAATTTATGAAGGAAGAACAGTAAAAGAGATTTGTGTTGGTATTCACGATACAATAATTAATTCAGAAGGATTAGATAATCTAACTAAATTTAAGTTACTAAGAACAATAGGAGAAAGCGAATGGCGTTCCACTACCATGACACCAAAGGTAATATTATCTTGGATGGTAGGACAATTAATTTGAGAAAAAAAAGAGGGAAAAATATGAATGAAGAAATGAAGAATGAAATAGAAAAATCTGTGCAATATATTGATATGAGCGTTGAAGATGCAATTGCTAAATTTGAAAGCATTTGTGCAGAAAATGGAATAGGAACAGACGACCCTTTGGCAAAGGGACTTTGGCGTAATTATGTTGCTCAAAGTAAAAGGGCTAATAAACCAAACAATTCATCAAGTGGTTCACTTGTAAAGAAAGCATTTGGTTTCTTTGTGGCTCTTGAAGAACCGAGAGACATGATGAGTTGGAACAGAAATAAGGCTAAGGAAGAATACAGGAGAGATGCCGATAATGCTTTGCAAGAAGGTATTGTTGCTAATGTTGAAGAAACTGCTACGGGCTGGCAAATTACCCGCTACTACAAAGGGGAACTACAACAAAAGACTGTAACTGAAAGACCTGCCACTGCTGAAGAAATGGAAGATGGTGTATGGGTTATTCCTTTAGATAATACAGAAAGATACCAAAATGGCGGAGAAAACCGTAACTACGGTAAGCCGCTTCCTTTGGAGCAATTTAGAAGAAGCGGGGTATTTTATGGAAGTGTTGAAGGTGGAGAAATGAAGAAATATAATTTCTCATATAAGAATCAAGGTGGAGTTGACTTTACTCCAAATACCTATGATTTTGTTCACTTTGTAGCAATTCCTAGTGATGATGGTAATAATTTGTATGGTATGACTGATGTGACTAAAGCAAGTCTAATTAGAAATGCTGACTTAAATCCAGACAATTCTGATTATAGAAATATGGATAATTACGATTTCGAAGAATGTCTAGCAAATAACTTTGGTAGCCATTTAACACCATTGGTTGAAATTGATAGAGCGCACATTCTTAGGCAGACACTACCTACTAGTGAGCGTTTCGTTATTACTGATGGAACAGTCTGTAATATGAATATGATGCCTACAAAGAATGGTAATCGTATTTTGAATATAACTGACCTAAATGCTGAATTCGACTATGATAACGATAACAATATGACTACTTGTTGGATTCCGTCTAATGTTGAGTTGGACTTTGGTATTGGTTCTTCTGTTATTATTGTAGGAAGAACTTCACAGCGAATAACTGATGAAGGGGCTGACCCTGTAACAATTAATGTTACCGGACTATATGTAACAGAAAAGAGAGGTTCACCTGTTGAAGTGAACCAACCGGTTGAAACCGATTTTGATTGGTTTGAAACTTATTGAATTTAACTCCAAATGAGGCATACAAGTGTAAGCATAAACTTGTGGAGAAATAGATGCTCAAATGGGTGCGAAGCCCTGTTTAGATTTAAGAGGTATTAAAATGAATGGAATATTAGAAGGAAGGTTTCTAATCAAGGGTAATAGTTATATCATTGATTTGATAAATGTTGACTTCCTAACTTGGAAAGAGAATGCAACAGAATATGAAACCTATTGGCTAAAGATGCACATAGGTTCGAAAGAAGCAAGATATGTTTGCTCTAGAGAAGAACTTAAAGTAATAATAGAAGAATGGACTAAGGTTCATGGAAATAAAATAGAAATAGATATAGATGAATTAGGTGAAGAAGATGAGTTTAACGAACAGACAAGGTAATGCTAGTAATATGAGTTTTGGAAAAGCGCAAGAAGATTTTAACAACAAGTTTCAGCAAATGATGGCTGAAAAAAGAAAGCAAGTTAATTCAAGATTAGTATTAGGTATTTGGGGTCATCCCAAAACAGGAAAGACAGGAATTGCTTTAGATTTCCCCGATAGACCAATTTATGTTTTAGATTGGGATAAAGGTGTTGAATCAACATGGCGTGAACATCACGAAGCGACTGAGCGCATACAAGTGTTCTGTCCCATTGAAATGAATAAAGACAATGTAATTGATATAACAAAGAGCGAAGACAATTCGCATATGTTTATCAAATATGTTAGGTCTAAGATTGAAGAAGGAGAAAGACCCGTTTTTGTATTAGACGGTGTTGATACATGGTTAGATTCATGTATATTGAAAATTAACCCTAATCCTACTTTAGTCACAAAGGTTATGCCGTATCAGTATGGTGCTAGAAACAAGACTTTCTATCACCTATTAGATTCGATATATCTTCTTGATTGTGATGTAATTTATATTACTCATGAAACAGAAAAGTATCAAGACGGCTCTCCGATTGGTATGATTGCTAATTGGAAAGATTGGGGAGGAAAACTAGAACAAGAAATACATTGTTCAAGAAAGAAAATAAAAGGCGAAATGCACTATTTGGCTGAATTAGTTGGTAGCCGAACAAATGGTAATTTGGTTGGCACTACTTGGACTATTAGACAAGGCACACCGCCTAATATCGTTTGGAACGGTATTCCTGAATTAAAGGAGGGTAACATTTGAAGTTTAGAATAACACCAAAGATATTAATAAAAGGATTAGAAGATATACAAGGAAAAGGAATGTATTTAGGAGACAGTGGTTTAACTAACTCTAAGTTAGGAGAATATGTTTTAATGGAATTGGCAAACGATACCTTAACCCTATGGAATGGTGACACTACATTTGGGTTAACGGTATCTTTGCCTGTTGAAGAAACATTAGAAGAAGGCACATTTATTGGTAATGCCGCTATGATTATACCTTACTTGAAGAAGTTTAATGGTATTATTACTCTTAGTTATGGTGACTTTTTGGGAGTTAGTGGCGGAAATAAATCCGCTTCTATTCCAGCCGCAGTTAATCATCCTAACATTGATGCTATTGAAAGAATCAAACAAATGGTTGCTGATGTAACATATGAACCTGTGATTAATAATCTATGGAAGTTTGGTTCTTCAAACTTTGAAGGTGCATTTCAAATAACTGATATATCATTTGATGAAGCAGTTAGTGGTTGTGAATTGGTTAAAAGCGGTGTCTATCTTTTGAATTATTTACCTGTTGATAATGACGCAGGTGTTCATGCTACGGTTCAGATTAGCAGTGAAAATGGAACTGCTAATAGTTATGAACAGGTTTTACACCCGACTCAATCAATAGGTGATGCTGCTACTTTGCAGTATTCAAGTCCACTTCATAGATTCTTGAGAGGACAAGGATTGCTTAACTTTTATGTAAAGGATGAGTTTCCTCTTTTGATTGTTGGGGAAAATAAGATGATTGTAAAAGCACCCTTTACAGGAGTTGACTGAATGATAATTAGTAGGTGTTTAGATGGAAAACACATATACAAATCTTGGAGAGAGAATAACGAGAAAAAATTCGAATTGGAAAGATTTAGACCCTACTTTTATGTGAAGGAAAACGAAAAGGAACATACAACATATTCTCCTTCTAAGTATATCAAACGAGAGTTTGAATATGAAAGAGGAGAATGGGTGAATCTAGATGGTGATAGATTAAAGAGAGTATATGTTGAAAACTCTTTTGATGTTTTTTCTGCTAGAAAAATGTTTAAGCAAACATATGAAGCAGATGTTCCATATACATTTAGATATGCAGTTGATTGTATTTCGGAAATGCCGGAGTATAAAATGCGTAAATGGTATTGGGATATGGAATGGCAACAAGGAGGAGAACACCATAATGAAATTACTACTATTGTAATGTATGATAATTATGATGAAGAATACCATCAATGGGTATGGTTTCCTACTGAAAAATGTCCAATAGACATATTTGATAATTCTTTAGAGATAAATAATGTATATTATTGTCGTAATGAAAAACATATGCTTGAAGATTTCATTAATACAATGATAGACAAAGACCCCGATATGCTAATTGCTTGGTTCGGTAACTTTGCTGATATACCTAAATTGCTTGAAAGGTGTTGTGCTTTAGGAATTAACCCTAATAGAATGTCACCGATTAACCGCATAGATGGTGTTAAACAGACTAAGAAGGGCTTCAAATATACTAAAGGTGAAAAGGGGTTCTCACCAATAGAACAACCCATAGGGGGTCGCATAACCCTCTCATTAGACATGGCTTTTGAAAGACAATGGAATGACTCGCAAAGAGGAACATTACCTTCTTTATCTTTGGACTATGTATCTGAATCTTTACTTAACAAGAAGAAGTTAGTTTCAGAAAAGTTTCCCGACCCAAACGAATTCTATCGTAGGGCTTGGTTAGAAGATACTGAAACTTATTTGCAGTATGCTCTAAAAGATGTTGAATTAATTGTTGAAATAGATGAAACTAATTATTGTAGCGAAGCGATTATTGCACTACAAAGATTACTGAAAGCACCATTTGATGCTTGTTTTTATGCAAGTCATATGGGTTCTATTTACTTCATGCGTAATGCTTGGTGGAAAGCACCAACAGGTAATAAGAAAGCAGAAAAGAAGTCCTATCAAGGGGCTATGATTTATGACCCATTAAGTGAAAACACTAACGGACTACATCTTAATGTGGCGGCTTTTGATTATGCAGGTCTATACCCTGCTATGATGATTGCTAGAAACATTTCATGGGAGACTAAATCTAATGAAGTAACTGAATTATCGGTCAATCTTCTTACTCCTAGAGATTTCTCGGAAGTAACTGAATCAGATTATAGATTCTATAAAACTGATAAACTAGGCTTATTACCTCAATCTGTTTTAGAGTTAAAGCAACTCCGAAATGAATATAAGCGACTTATGCGTGAGGCGAGAGAGAACAATAATAACAGTGACTATATCAAGTGGTATAACAATCAAATGGCAGTAAAGAGACTAATGGCTTCATTTTACGGAATCATTGGCTATACCGGTTTTAGTTGGGCTGATGCTGATTTAGCGGCTAGTATTACTGCTAGTGCTAGAGAAGCAATTAGATTGGCTGCCTTCAAAGCAAAGGAGATGAAAATATGAAATGCATTTATTGTAAGAAGGGTAAAATGGAAATAGTTTGGTATAAGAAACCAAAAGTAGGTTATAGATTAATGAAAGATAAAGCAAAATTACAATGTAATAATTGCGGTCATAAGGAGTTGTTTGAATGAAACAAAGATGTAAAAAATGGATAATGAATTTGATTGAATTTTGGGATGAACCCTTTACTGCGGTTCATGTAAGAGAGAGGCTTGTTGATAAACATGGAACTAACTGCGTTCCTTGTTCTGGTTCTATTGCTAATTTTCTTAAAAGAAATTGTGATGTAATAGGAATGCATGATGGCAGAAATCTTTATTCTAGGAGGAAAAGATAATGAAAACTAAATATGTAACTGTAAAAGTATCGTATGATACAGAAGAAACTTGGAATATTACTTTACAAGAAGTAAAGGAGATATTTCAAATGATGAATAACTTGAAGCGTCATGCTATCATTACCGAAATAGAACAAGGTGTTAACCATGATGATGGACAAGACGAATGAATTATTAGAAGAATTGCTGGCTATGATAGCAAAATCAAATAAGATATTGATGATGGTAAATATCGTGAACATAGCAACCATCTTAACAATAGTAACGGTGATATTATGAATAGATATGAATTAGATAAATTAAATGAAGAAATCAAAAGACTGACTATGGAAAATGAAGGTCTTGTTAATAGAATAGATGAATTGGATGAGAAGATTGAAAGATTGCAAAATACAATTGAAAGATTGGAAATAGAGTTGGATAGGCAACATAATGAGGATTCGCAAACATACAATGTAGCAAAAGCGATTCACGAAATGCAAAACGACCTACAAAAGTTGCATCCCGAATTAACATTCAATAATCTAATATATGCACCCGATAAGGTGGGCGGAGTATGAAAGTAGTTTATGGGCATACGGATTCAATCTATGTTCAGATTGATTCAGTTGAAAAGGCTCAAACTGCTATCAAAGAAATAGAAGCAAGTGTTAGAGAACATTTTCCTAATGTATTAGGTTTAGATGAACACCCTGTTCAGTTAGAGTTTGAAAAGTATTTTTCTGCTTTAGGTGTAGGAACGGTAAAGAATCGTAATGCAGGGTTAGTATCTTGGGAAGATGGAGTATGGTTAGATGAACCCAAATTCACCATGACAGGTTTTACTGCTAAAAGAGTTAGTGAGACTAAGATGGCAAAAGAAGTTCAAACTACTGTATTAAAAATGTGGGTGAATCAGAATACTCAAGACGAGATAAATAAGTATTTACACAATACTTATTCTTCTGTTCTGAATGGCGAAATACCTATTAATTCTATTATTAAAAGGTCTAGACTAAAGAGCAATAGACTTACTGTAAAATGTCCGGATTGCGGAACTAAGCATAGCATAAAAGAACACATTAAATGGTGTAAAAAATGCGGTGTGGAAGGTAAATTATTCAGAACATTAGACAATGCAAAACCCTCTTTTGGTGAGGGTATTGCTGGTATATTATATGCTTGGCAAAACACAAATGCTGAGTTTGATGATTCATATTTATTTATGAAAGCAAGGAATTTGCATAAGACATACATTCATCCACTAACAGGAGAAAAAAGACAAGCGGAATATGTTTCCGGAACTACTTATGCAGACCTTGAAAGTTATGAACCCGATTGGCGACATTATGCCGAACAGGTGATAAAGAAAGCCGAACCTATTTACAAGGCGATGGATTGGGATTTGTCGAGTATTAGAACAGGTAAAATACAAAAGAAATTAGATGATTGGTGGTAATATGAATAACGATGAAAAATATAATGCAATAATTTCTGCTATGCAGGATTTTACTTATGATTGGAAGCCTGAAAATTATGATGACCCTAGCAAACCTATATTAAAAATAACTAAATCTTCTTTAGGTTCTTTTGATTGGTGTGCTAAAAAGTATGATTTTTCTTATATTCAAAGATTGCCTCAAGACCAAACGGAGGCTATGTTGAAAGGAACAATTTGCCACAATTCAAGAGAGAATTTTTTCAATGACTTTGATGTTAAGAAAGCAGAATCAATGACTGCTAATGAGTTGTATGAGTATTGTCAAAGTCTTCATCCTATTGATGATTACTTGGATATTTCAATTACTCAATCAGCGTTTGAAGCCGAGAGGTTCATTGAAGCGAGGGATGCAAATAAGATTGATGAATACTTACCTGTTTGTAACGAAGGAAAATTCGATGCCAATATAACAATTGATAAAGATACAAACCCTAAGTTTCCTCTAAAGCGAGACTACAAAATACATATTCAAGGTATTATTGATAGAATCTTTGAAGAAGATGGAGGGTATATTCCTTTTGAATACAAAACCGGTGCTTGGAAAGACTACAAATCAACAAGCATGAGAAAGGAAATGGCATTCTATCAATTACTTATTGAAAGCGCAGAAGATGAAGTATTGATTAAAAACGGATTAGACCCCAATAAGAAAGTAACTCATTGGGGCTGGTATTATCCGGTTTCTAATTATGTATTTTCGGAAGGCGTAAAGAAAAGAACAATGACTTCTGTAATGAATAATATTGCTAAGTTGATTTGGTCTTATGAAAACTCGCATTTCCCTGCAAAGTTTTTCTATAAGACTTGTTCGCATTGTTCTTTCTTTGGTATTTGTGATGCGGCACAAACTGATACATGGGTGTGATTAAATGAAATGTAGTATATGTAAAGAAGAAATAGAAAAGAAATACCATAATGGCGAAGTTTATTGGGATAGTGGACATAATGCTCAACCCGTAACAAATGGGAGATGTTGTGATAAATGCAATAGTAATATTGTTATTCCTGTAAGAATACAAGAATATTTAAATCGCAAGGAGGGAAATGAATGAATGAAGATATGATAAAAGAAAAAGTATTGTCAAGAAATTGGACATTTACAGAAATATCTAATCTAAAAGATACTATCAATAAACTTTGTAATGAAATATATTCTGAATCAAAACTAATTGAAAGATTTGATTTGGTTAGAGAAGTAAGAATAAACGAAAACTTCGTAGGTCATACATTTGAAGATGTAATGAGAGAAGCGATTTATGCTAAACTATCTGGTGAAATAGCCGGAGTAATTAGAAATATGCTAAATACGGCAACAGTGAATTTTGGAGGTAAAAATAATGAAATATCCGAGGGAAGTTTGGGCGGGGAGTCACATAAAGAACGCCCCACAAATGAAAAGAAAAGTAGTCTCATCGAGGAATGAATATGTTAAGTTTATTAATGCTCAAAATAATAGGACAAATGTTTATACAACCGTTTACGACTTTGAACACTTTTCGGAAACAGCAAAAATAGAATCATCAGTTATTCTTGATAGGATTTTTTTAGATTTTGACGGACATGATAATGATTTAGAATTAGCATGGAGAGATTTACAAATGATAATGCAAAAGGTTATCCAAAATGATTGGAAGCATACTATCTTCTTTTCGGGGAGAGGTTTCCATTTATTTTTATTTGGAGAGCCAACAGAAAGTATTAGAGATATTCAAACATTCTTTAGAGGAATGAAAGAAGTGCTTAAACAATCTTTTAGCGGAAAGAATACTTTAGATGATAGAGTAGGACAACCAACAAGATTGAGAAGAGTTCCTAACACAGTTAATATGTCATCTTCTGATAAAGAAGGTAATCCGTATTATTGCATTCCTTTAATTATTGATGACCTTTCTTTTAATCTTGAGCATATTCTTGAGTTAGCAACCAAACCCCGCCTTTTACGGTTTCAGATGGGCGGCAATAAGAAGGTAGTTTTTCCAAAAGCACCCCCTATTGATACAGTCGAGGGCGAAATTAGTGTCGCAAAATACACAGGTAAATTGCCTATATTGCCCTGCTTACATAGTGCTATTATGACGGAGAATCCTTCGCATATGGCTAGAGCATATCTTGTTTCTTGGTATAGAGACTTGCTAACAGGGAGACGACCTATCAATTCTTTAAAGGAAAAACAAGAAGTATTGGACTTAGTTGTTGCTGAAATAAAACAGTTGGCCGAATCTAATGACGAAATATGGTTAGATTGGGATGAAGCCACTACAAGAAAACATGCTAAATTTACAGTGTTTGGGAATTATAAAACTCCTTTCTGTAATAAGTTAATTTCTGATGGTTATTGTGTTGGTAAATGTTGGAGATACCCAGATTATTTAGGTGAGTAATATGAAAGAAGATATTCAAAAAACATTTGAGCAAATTAAATTATACATTGATATTTACGATTTAGAGATTTCTAAATATTATAGAAAACAGACTATTAATTCTTATAAACAAAGATATTATATCGCTAAAGAATGTATGGAAGAAATAAGGAAGGTTGTTAATTATGTTGATAATAGATAGTCGAGAAAGACAAGGTTCTAAATTAGTGCATTTAGTTGAGACTAAATGTAGGAGTTTAGGAATCAAAACAGAAAAAAAGTGGCTTGAGATTGGAGACTATGTTTTTGATGATGTTTGTTTTGAAGCAAAATCATCAACAGATTTTTTAGGTTCAGTAATGAATAAAAGAATATGGACTCAGATAGATAATATGGATAGACACTACAAAACAAATATAGTCATTATTTATGGTTCTTTAGATGAAGCGATTTATAATGTTAAAAGGCATACAAAATCTAAGATTCAAGAACCTGCTAGAACAATAATGTTAAATAATAAATTTCTAGGAGCAATAGGAAGAATTACATTAGATACTGATGTAAAGGCTTTTTGGGTTTCTTCTGAAGAAGAAGCGGCATTAATTATATCCGCTATTTGTAAAATGAAACCTATTATTAGAGATGTAATTAGGCCGGAAGTATTCAAAAGAATCACTACCGATGATTTAAGATTAGATGTTTTAACAAGCATTAAAGGTGTTTCCTATAAAAAAGCAAAGGCTCTAATTAAAGAGTATGGTTGTATTATGGAAATAGGAGAGCAGTCTGTCCATGAATTGTGTCACATGGATGGTATAGGAGAAAAAACTGCTAAAAGAATTTTAGACACATTAAACAGTGAAGATAAGGTGAAAATATGAATGATGAAATAATTAAAATTGAAGATGTTAAAACTGCCTTGATGTATGAAGGCGAAAATGAAGAAAAATACATGGAACAGTATGAAGAAAATACAAAGTTCTTTGCGGGTCAATTACCTGCAATTGTTCAAGAGTTTCAAAAAGATGCTACTAATGTAGCGCATTATAATGAAATACCTGCGGCAATTTGCTACTTTGTAATCTTAGGGCAAATATGTAAAGATTATATTAGTATTCCTAATGGTTTCAGTATTGAAGATTCAAGAGTTCATTTCTGTCAAATTCAAACTTCTGGAACGGGTAAATCAACATTATACAATTTTGTTGGCCCTGTTGCTAATAGAGTATTTAAGCAGATTAATGACACTAATAGCCACCCTTTAGCAGAATTGATACCTGCTGAATACGAAGGTGATTTTGTGCCTAAGAAACCTAAGAATTTTAATGTCTTTTCAACCACTCTTTATACCGATGCTGCATTAATTGGGCATTACAAAGAAGAGTTAGATAGAGAAGAAGATAGCGAAACTAAGGGTGAGTTTAGACAAAAAAGAGTTGCAGGTGAATTAGAAGGTAGTGGTTTAGCGCATTGGGATGAATTCGAATATTCTGGTGTGTTTAAGGAAAGCCAGCATAAACAAGATGCTATTGTAATGCTTAATACTTTTATGAATACATTACACGGTGAAAATTGGGTTGTATCTAAAAAGTTGAAAGAAGGCGATACAATGATGTGTTTTTGCGAGCGTTCTGTTTTGGCTATGACTTATCCACCACATGAATTAGAATCAGTAATGACAGAAAAAGGTGTTCTTCAAAGAATGCTTCTGTTTATTTGGGATGTTCCTCACTTTATTCAAGATAAAATGAGAAGAAAGCAAATATCATATGCTGGTAAAATTATGAATACAGACATGCCAATTGAAAAACACGCAAATGCGTTCTTTAAGATATATTGTATGGTAAAAGAAAGATGGGAGTCTGTGGATAAAAACGGGCTTAAAGTTATGAAGTTTTCACCTGAATTTAATGATGTATTAGAATTAGAATACGAAGGTATGGAATTGTATATTCAATCTGCTTCACCCGAAGTTAGAAAGATTGCATCTAATTTTACTACCCGTTTGCTTAAAATTCTAATTAAAATGTCTGTTCTTTGTAGCGTAGCGCAAAGCCGGTCTATTGCTAAAGAACAAGACCGTTTCCTAGTGACCGGCTATAATGTCCGTCAAGCCGCTACCATCGTGCGACAATGTTATATGACACTTGTGGATTGGTTAGAACGAAGCCTAAGAGTAAGGCGAAGGGGCATGGCTGAAAAAGCACAAGAACCTCAATTTATTAAAGTATTCACAGAAATGGATAAAGATGAAGAAGGTTATGTTAGTAAAAAACTATTCCTTGATACTCTTATGAATAAAGTAGGTCTTAAAAAGGCTAGAATATATGAATTGTGGAATCAGAATGAACATCACTTTGAAACAGATAAAATGGGAAGGTCTGTATTTATTAGATTAAAGGAGGGTAAAAAATGACAAAATGGGAAAACCAATATGTAGTGTTTGATGTAACTAAAGGGCCAAAAGTAATTATTGAGACTTTAGACACATATGGAGATGAAGGCTGGGAATGCTGTTCTATGCTAAGTATTGCAGGGACAAACATTGTTGCGTTTCTAAAAAGAAGAATTGGCGACAATGAACCTGTTGAAGATGCAGAAGCAAAGAAGATTTCTAAACTGTGGTCTAATGGTTCTGAGTGATTATAATGTCTGTATTAGCGTTAGATATTGAAACAAAGAATATGTCACATGACATAGGTGGGTTTGGTAATACCCACATGTTTCAAGTATCAACTGTTGCCACTTGGGATGGTTCAAATGGCACTGTTTATGTTGATGAACCTGTTGATTCTTTTGCTAAGTCTGGTCATGTAATTAAACCTCTTTCTGAATTAAAATATGATTTAGATAATCATTTGCAAAAAGGAGGAAGTGTGCTAGGTCATAATATAGTGGCCTTTGATTTACCTATTCTTAGAGACTCTATGGATATTTATTGCATTCATAAATATCTAAATGAAGAAAAATATATTGATACAAGTAAATATATTCTCAAAGAACACGGTGAAAGAATACAATTAAAGAACCTTGTAAAATGTTCTTTAGATGATGCTAAACTAATGGAAAGTGCTGATGCACCTAAATTATGGAAAATGGGAAGATACGATGAAGTCGTTGAGTATTGCATGAAAGATACTCAATTAGTATATGACCTTTGGAAGTATGGACAGGATAATGGTATTGTTAAAGCGTTTTCTATTGAAAAAGAAGAATTTGTGGAATTAGGAGTGGAATGGTAATGTCAACAGCAGAATGGTTTGGCCTACTTATTTTCCTAGTAGTCATCACATTATTGTTCTTTGCTGCTTTTGGTGGTAATAATATTACAGACCAAAGTGTTGAAGAGTATATGAGAAGATTAGTAGGAGAAAAAGAAGGTGACAACAATAAATGAGTTTAAAGCAAACTTGTAAGTATTGTAATACGCCTACATTAGCGAAGCGTATATTAGGATTTTACATAGGTTCTAATGATAAAATTAAATTGTGGGAATGCCGAGAATGTGGCGGCATTTGGTCTAACAAAACTAAAGGGGGAGGTAGTCTTTAATAGGCTACTTCCCCCATTTTTTTTGTCATTTTTTTTCTTGAAAAAATACTCTAAATTGGAGTATTCACAATGCTTCTCCAACAACTATAAAGTCTCTAACAACGGCAGCATTACTAGAACCATCATTCACTACACACTGAATTTCAAATACTGCATCAAAAACACCTGCTGATGCGGGTCTTACACCATCAATTGTTAAAGTATTCCATGTTGCAGCATTTGTAGTTCCTGTTGAATTAACTGAAAAACCACTTCCGGAAGTGTCAAGGACTTTTCTTAGAACAGACCAAGTATAAGTATAAACTCCACTTCCTCCTGTTGCAACTGCCGTAGCACTTAAATCTCCTTGAGCCGTTGTAAATGAAGTTTGGCTACCTGTCGCTGGTGCTGGATTTACCGCTAATTCTTGTATAGAACCTTCATCAATAGAAACCGCTAAAGGGGCTGAACCTCCTCCTGTATAAGAATTAATTATTATTACTCCCATTTTATCACGAAGTCCTATATCCATACAATGTAACTTTAAGCCCTTTTCCTTCATTACCAGAACTTCCCACTTGGTCTATATCAAAAGTAATTTCTGCATTATCGGCTAAAGCCGCATCGCTAATTACCGCAGCCGTAGCAGCAGTTGAAGATGTTTTTTCTCCCGCATCTATTGTTAATTTAGTGCTTAATATTGTTGAACCGCCTTCGTTAATATCAACAGTTATTGTCTGACCTGCTGATGCAGTATTTACAGATGCTTTAACTGCGGTTAAATCCATAGCAAAAGGCATATGGAAAGAGGCTTTTCCTGTTCCTGTTGACAAAGCAGTTGTTTCATCTGATAATGAAATAATAATAATTTCTTCTGATAGTTTAATATCATCATCGGCATCGTTTGTAAAATATAAATGATTAGGATTATCATTTTTTACCCATATTCTGCCGTGTCCCGCATTGGCTTGTAAAGAATCAACAGAACTAGTTTCCCTAATTCCAAGTGTTTGACCTACTAATTCAAAAGAATGATTGCTACTAGTCCCGCCCTTTTTAAGATAAACCTTCATTCTTGCATCCGTTGAACCATCGGTAACATCTGCTGCTTGTGTTTGTATTGCCGCATAATCTTCTTCGGAGTTAGAATCATTACCTCTAAAAATTATAACGCCTAATACATCATTATCAGCCTCGGTTGAACTATTTCTATACAAAACTAAGTCAGGTGCAGAAGTAGCACTACCGTCTGTTGACTCAATAATCATTGAATTAGTAGTTCCTGAGTGCGTAACATGAAGTGGTGCATCGGGAGAAGTTTCGCCAATACCTACGCTTGAAGTCGAACCATCAATTCTCATTACTTCTGTATTTGCAGAACCCCCATCATTTACTTGAAATATAATATCTTTATCTTGAGTTACATTTTCGATAATTGCATTATCAGAAGAAGTGCTTAATTTCAAATCAGTTTCAATTGTTGTTGCACCGTTCACTGTCATAGTATGTGCCGTTCCATCTTTATCAGAATAAACATGAACAACAGAATCAGTAGTTCCGACTCTAAGAATTCTAAAATTACCATCAACTGCTGCATCTGAATCTCTAAATACTCTTATATTTTGTTCTGTTCCTGTTGAAGCCGTAACAGGGCTTATATCCAATGTTACAGGTTCAGATGCAGTATTATTAATTGCTTTTATTCTTGCTTGTGAATCAACTACCGAAGTGGATTCTAAATAGCCTGTTTGCCCTGTTTCTTGTATTCTTAATGTAGGATTAGAAGCCGCTTCAATATGTAATTCCGCAGAAGGAGAAGCAGTTCCAATACCAACATTACCATTAGTATGTATTCTCATTCTTTCTGCTGGCGTTGTAGCAGAAGTTCCGCTAGAACCTGCTATTGCAGTTTTGAATATCATTGATGAAGTCCCTGTTCCCGAACCAGCACCGGAAGATAAAGTTAAATCACCACCTGTTCTATCAGCAGTTCCCGAACCAGCAGTAACATTACCGCTTGTTATTGTTAAGTTTCTAGCATTATTACCTGCACCAAGAGCATTAACATTTATTGTTCCATCTTGCCCGTTACCTAAATTAATATCTCCACCTGTAACTGTTAAATCAGTTCCAACAGTAGCAGTGGTTGTAGTGGTTAATCCACCACCAATAGTCACATTATCAGAAGTGTCCATTGTAATTGTTGAACCACCGTCAGATGCTTGAATTACATTTCCACCGACTTTAATGTTACCAGCAGTGGCTACTAATCCATCTCCACCAACGGTTAATTTAGCCGCATCAGAATTATTTCTAACTTCAAAAGCAGTAGCGGAAGTATCGCTTCCTAATCTCGCTACAATTTTTTTATCCGCATCTGTATTATCAATAATAAAATCTCCACCAGCAGTAGGGACTTCAACGGTTGTTCCGCCAGAAGCAGCACTTATTTTAGACATTTCAGTATATCCCGAATTATCATAGCCAATGCTTAAATCATTACTAACTTTACTTGTAGTTAAAAATTGCACTAATCTATCAGTAGTAGCATTAGAACCTTGAGCCGAACCTGCAACTAATTTAATCACTGCAATAGGAATATCGCCATCTGTTAAATCTGGTATTCTGTTAGTAACTGAATTAGAACCTCTTAATGTCATTGTATTATTTGCTTGAGCAACTAACAATTGGTAAACATCTTCTGTTGCATGGACACCTGTTAAATTAGTAGCACTTAATTGTGTTATTGTAACTAATTTACCATCCCTATATGCTTTACCTGTTGTTACTGCTATTTGTGTATAAGTGCTAGAAGTTAATGTAATATCAAAATCAGTAGCACTTCCCTTAATAGCATAGTTTCCTCTAATACCTTGACTTAATGCTTTGATTAATCCAGAATGCGGATAATCAATATCGTCAGATATTTGCGTTGTTGTAGTTACTCCTGATGTAGTGCTATAATGGTGCGGGTTTTCTATTGCCATTTCATTCCACCTCTAATATAAAAAATATTTCTAAATCACTAGTATTTGATATTGGCCCGATTGCATTAAAATTTAATCTAGCCAACATATTATCATTTGAATCGAAAAAGGCTGCTTCTCTAATACTTTTACCTGTTAAATTAGTATTAGAACCTGCTATTCTTAAACTATACTCAACAGTATTTTCACCGGATTTAATTGCTGATTTAGTATATGCTCCATCAGCCGCCTCTATATCAACATCTAAATCCGTTGCGGCAGGGCTTGTTGAATTACCACCCTGCCCTATTCTAGCATTACTTAGTAGTGTAACTAATTGGTCTGCCATTAATGATTTGAATTTATTTGTTATCAAAACTCTTCCTCCAATAATATTGTGTGAGTAACGCCTTGTCCATCCTCATGTCCTAGTGGTCGGGTGTTGGTATTTAGATGTGTTCCAAAACCTAACACTGCACCACCACTGCTACTTCTCTCTCTAATAATGAATCGGATAGGTTTAATTTTAACCTTAGTATTGTCAACAAAACCTACGCTACTTTCATCAAATCTTTTTTCTCTAATAGAACTTCTTATTTCTCTAGCCTCAATTGCTAATTCTGCAAATCTATCTTCTAAAATTTTACTATATCTTCCTAACTGTAATCTCATATTTCCTGTTAATAAATGTTCATTTTGAACTACTTTGTATTTATTTCTAGGTATATTTTCTCTAGGTATTTCTAATTCTAACGAATCCCCTGCTCTTATCTGTGATAAATGTTTATGTCCTACTTCTATTGTTATATTTTCATTCAAAGTAGTATGTAATTCTAATTCTTGGTCTGCTCTGGTATTAACTTCTTCTTGCGTTGTTAATTTGTCATCATATATTTCTAAAGTTTTCTTTCCATCTTCTTTTATGCTTTGGAAATTGCTTCTAACTGCTTTGTGTCTAGCACCATACACTACAATTTCATTTTTCAAATTAAATAAGTCTTCCTTTTTTTCATAGTCATATAACTCAACATCTGAAGTATCGCTAACAAAAACTCCTGTATCGAAGAATGAATCTTCTTTTGCTTTTATCTTAAAATTGTCATTATCGTGAAATATGACCTTTTCTTTTTTATCTAATAGATAATTAATTGCTGAAAATAAGTCAATCCCTTGATAATTAGGAGCAACAAATATAGGATATTCTGGAGTAGTGTTTTCGAACACAATTCCTTGTTCTTCCAATAAATCATTTATTAAATCTTCCGATTCATTACCGATAATAACTGTGCTTCCTATTGTTGCCCTATCTAAATCTATATCTAGTTCCTTAGCCAAAGTCAAATCAAATACTTCAGAAATAGAAACTACACCTAATTGTTCTTTCATTTCTGAAAATTTAAGAGTATGCCCTATATCTAATCCGCTATCTATATATTCTATTGAAGTTCTAAAATGAGTATTTCCGTCTGCTACACACATATCATGCGCCTTTGTTTCTAAAATGCTTTCAAAATGATTTCCTTCTCTTAATACTACATGGTTAGAACTACTACTTTGCCTATCAATATCAGCAACAACATACATAGATAATGCGGCTTCATTACCTCCTGTATTATTGAAATTACCTACTTGTCTAGGGGCTTTTTCTCCTGTTGTTATGTAAGAATTAATATCAGCATAGCAAGCATTTTCTCCCGTTTTCTTTGTATATTTTGAAGATAAAGTATTAAGCACTATTTCTTTGGGTGAAAAGTCATAAAAACAAGTATGGTTAGGTTGCATTATTCTATAAAACCCGTTAGGTAGGGCTTTATCGGTAATTATATTATGTCTTAAATTAGTGTTAGTAGTTTCAACTTCGTGAGAAACAACATAGGCTATTGTGGTAGGAGAAACTTCATCTAAAGATATTGGAGTAGCAACTTCTAGGCTATTTGTTACAACTGCACCTTCTTCAAGATATTTGCCTTTTTCAGAAACTAAATAACACCCTGTTAAGTCATTCATGTGTCTAAGACTCATTCTATTAACTCTAGATTTTTTAGTATAGGAATTTTTCCAATCGCCTGAAAACTCCACTAAATCATCCGAATCTGAATCATCAAAATGATTTACTGTTTTATTAGCATCAACATCAATAATGTAATGATAGAATGATGTGTTTCCAGCAGCATTGACAGCCGTAGCGGTTTCATCAAAATACAATCTAGGTTTGAAACTTAACATAACTCCTTGAGCCGTTTCTTTATTTACTGAACTATGTTGCCCTGTTGTAGCGTTTCCGGCATTTCGTGAATTTTCAAAATGAGCATAATTTAAGAATGTTCTCATTCCGAATAGACCAATATCACCTGCTGAAAGCCCTCCATCAATTTCATACTTAGTAGTGGAAGTAATAGGTTGTCCAACCATACCCTTTTCTGCTGGATTTTGTTTCTTACCCCCTCCGTTTTCAATATCAAAATCATCTAAAAATAAAGGAAGAAAACCGTTGTATAGTGCGCTTTCAACATCAATAGTAGCAGTAGCGGTATTATCATCCATGTTATCCATATTCGCAAATAAAGTAAATGGGTGTTTAGTATGAGCCGTTCCACTAATAATATCTGCATCTGCGAGATTTCCGCTTTGGTCTTCATTTACATTATTCAAAAAGACCGCTATTGGAAGCATTGTATTCAATTCGTGATGGTCTGCTGCACCTGCGTCTAAACTATGGCTATGGTAATCATGCCAAGGAGAACCTGATTTTCCATATTCATCAACATCATTTACTACAATAGACTTTAGCATATGTATTGGGCTGTCAAAAAACGCACTAGTTTTCTTTCCACGACCTAATATTCTAGCGGAATTTTCAGTAGGGAAGCCGCCATCTTCTAATGCTTTTATTCTATACAAATCACCAACAAAGTAGGCGTTTTGGTTGGTCTTTTTAATATCCGATTTGAATGTAATTACTTTGTTTCCTGTCCCTCCTACACTACTAACCCTACCTAACATTCGCCCATTAGAGTCAACTATAATATCAAATTCCTTTAGGCTTAATGGTGTTAAATCAACATCAGCAGTTAATGTTGCACCTGAATAATCAGCGACTTGCACTTGGTTATTTGTGCTACTTGTCCAATAGCCCGAACCGCCTGTTATTAAATCCCAATCATAAGAAGCATAAGTAAAGAAAGGTAATGCTCTATCCGAAGATGGAATATTTTCGGGGTCTATTTGATTAAAAGCCCAATCTATAACTACTTCTGTTAATCTCATTAAAGAAAAGCGACTTAAACTAGAAACTGTTTTACTTGAAGAAACTATGGTCGAGGAAATAAAATCATCGTCAGTTAAATTGAGCGTAGTTGTTGAACCCATGACTGATTCTTTTGCTTCCGAAATATCTGTTAAGGAAGGTTTTTGAAGACCAAAGAAATTATAATTAGTAATATCTTTACCTGCTAACATTAGGCTATCATGTCTTGTTGCAGAATAGGGCTGCCTATCTGAATTTACAAACAAAAACATTCTATTCACTTTTGGGTCTATTTGGTAAAGAAAAGCCTCTGCAACAAACGGATTGCCATATTGTCCGTCTTGCGATATATCTGGAGCAAAAACTACATCTGTCCGATTTGCATTCTTATGACGAGTAACTGTATTAAAAAATCTTGAACCTAAAACATTAGTTAATCCTCTTGATTCTGGTAAAATGTGATTATTAGCATTTTTATCTGTTTTACCTACACCTGTTATATGACTATCGTAAACAAGCGACCCGCTTGTTGCATCTATCGTTTTCCCAAAGTTTATCTTATATGATGACGCATAAAAGGGAACTTTGCTGAGAGTTTCTGTATAATATCTGCTAAGAGGAAAATTCGCCCTTCTAAATGTTATAGCAATAGAATTACCGACTCTATTATAATTACCTTTTTCTAAATTGTATATTCTATACAACGGTGCGCCAAATTTTTCAATATAAGTAACAGACTGTATATCATCGCTTGCTTGATTTATTCCATTACTTGCATTTTTATAATTAAATAAATAATTCATTAAAGTAACTTCATTTTTACCCGTTGCGGAAGAACTAAGATTTCTATACATCGGATGAAGAACACCTATCGTTTTTCCTCCATGTAAATGTCCTCCATTTAATAAATTTAATTCATGTGTTTGTTTAGTAGTCTCACCGAAGTTTCCTGTTGCCGAAATTGTTTTAACAGTTTTACCTATAATACTAGAAGGAACTTCAGCATCTAAATGTATTTCACAATGACTATTGCTCATTTTGAATTTAGAAAAAATAAACCTTCCTATGAAAGTATCATCAGCATAAACAGGTTCACCATGATACTTCAAAGGGTCTGTTCCGCTTAGAGCATTATAACTAGAAGTTCCTACGCTAATAGTGCTGCATCCATCACCATTAACAGGAATAGAATCTATTGTGCCTAAAGTAGTTGCATTGAATGTAGTGTCTTGTGTATTAGCATAATTAATATCCACTCTTCCTAAAGTTAAAGGCATATATGGTGCTAAAGTAACAACAGTTCTATTATCATCCGATATGGTTTTTAATACTGTAAAATCTAATAATGTATTTACCGTATCAAAATCTTCGTAAGTTTTGTCTGTCGAAGTGGTTGTTCCGCTAGCATTATCATCAAGTCTTGCTTGAAACTTAGCATCGGATAAAATTGATTCTGTATCGCTTATGTAATATCCCACTGCTTTTGGATTAGTGCTACAACTTGCACCTACTAGTGTAGTGCTTTCTGAACCATCGGATAATATTTTTTTTCCGCTTGTAAAGTAAAGTCCTTTTGTTGAAGCACCTGCTAATGTTGCTGCTGAATCAATTGCAGTATTTGAAGACAGTGCTTTATTAAAAACATAATAATCAGTTAATGCTACAAATCCGAAGTCTTCTGCTGTTGGATTAGTGCTACTTTGTGCTAAAGAAAAATCCTTTAGAGTAACTGCCGTATCAGCATTACTACCATCTATTTCTCCTAAAGAAGCCACTTCACCAATATATGAAATAGTTCCGTGTTCAGCATGATTAGCGTAAATATGGTCGCCTACTGCTAAATTATGTGCCGCCCCAAAACTCACAACTTTACTATCAAAAGAACAAACCACCGTTGTTGCGACAGAAGAATATTTAGGAACATGGCCTAATCTTTCAAAAGGACTACTTGTGGAATAAATAATATCTTCTGAGTGTAATGTATTTTTATTAATAATTGGGCCTAATAATTTCCTAATATCAGACCTTCCTGAAATAGTAAATACAGTTTGTCCATCTTGTTTACCTTTAACTATTTTTTCGATAGAACCTGTGAACTTTTCAACTTCTATGTAATAAGAACCTTCCATATAATCTAAAGCCGATTCTGTGCTACTTTGGCTGGTTGAACCGAAACTTAAAGTTAATAATTGTTTATTTGCATCCGAAGCCGTAACTGTTGCTTCTAAGAAAGCAAAATCTTTGGATATTAATTTAATATACAAATTGTTGTTTCTATTTTCTATAATATCAAAAGTAGTTAATAATGTTCCATCGGTAGTATTCCAAGCCCTTCTGTAAATAACATCTCCTTCTGGCAAAGTATATCCTGTGTTAGTAAAGGCTTCTGCTAATTCTGTTCGACTTTCTGCTCTAAAGGTAATATCTTGTTCTTTTCCCGTAGTGCCGAAATTATTGATAGCATCTATTGTGTCAACAATCAGAATAGGAGACAATAAAGAATTTCCTAATTTAACTTCATCGCCTACATTAAATATAGTGCTTAAATCATATTCAGTGGTAAATCTATATTCATTTGAGCCTAAAGAAGATTTTACTTTTGCTTTTAGTGCAAACCAATCATTGAACCTTCCTTTATGTAATCTATGCCTAACTCTAACTTTATCTAGCCTTTTTAATTTTTTATCTAACATATTTTTATTATCAATCATTTTGCCTTCAAAATAAGAACCTCTATTATCAGCAGAATCCAAAACATGTAAATCAAAAAGATTGTATGTTTTATTTGCTCTTGTTGGTGAAAAATCATAATGAATGTATCTTTTTGGCCCTGTAAAAATTAATGCGGAACTTCCAAGAGAAAAGTCCGGATGAGCAACTGAAGATATATCTAAATCACTATCCCTTCTTGCATTAGGAAAACAATCATTATAATCTGAAAAAACAGTAGGTATAGTAAGAGGATAGGAATTACTACCATTTGATTCATTAGGTAAAGAAAAGGGAAGATTACCAGATTCAGCATATGCAGGGTAATCAAACTGTTTTAGATTATCAACTACTTTCACTGTATGTGTATATTTACTATAATCTTTAATAACTTCTTTATTATCATTAATTGTAACAAAAGTATTAGATACATTCGGAGTTATTGTTGTAGCATTCGCCCCAATAAACTCCATAAAATATTTAGTATTATGGTCTAATTCATTATCTTTATCTAGGTTATCGTTAAAGAAATAAAACAACGGTCTAGCACAAACTAATTCATTTTGTAAATCCACTTTAATACCTGCTGAAACTGCTAATAATTTACAACCTCTTAGATTATTAGTCTTTGGTGGCCCTTTAAAAACCATAAATTTAGTATTTCTTTCTATTTCATTTCCTAATTTTGGTTCAAATTCAAAACCTACAACAGTGTTTTCTATATTACCTAAATAGTTAGTATTATTTTCTGTAATAGTATCAGTTATTTTAGCAAAGTGATGTTTGGTATAATCATCAGAATGAACTAAAACAAAATAGTCAAAGTTAGCATTAAGGGATAACTCTAAACCCGCCCCTGTATTAAAATCATAAGATACTATTTTATACCCTTCTGTTGTTTCTAAATTAAGATATTCTGTATCTGCACTATCTCCTGTTGCTAATTGCTGAACAAATGTTTCCGAACTGCCATTTGGCGGTTGTTCATAGACAAGAGTGTATAACCTTTCACTTCCCGAATATGCTCCAAATGTTTTGAATCTAGGATTAGTAGCAGTATCATAATTAGTTTTGTTAAATGCAAGAGTTGGGGTTTGTCCCGATGTTGTAGCATTATTAGAAATGGTTAATGTATTACTTCCTAATGTAGTAGCAGTAATATATGTATTGTCGGGAATGCCTGTTCCTGTAACTCCCATGCCAATATAATATGTTCCATCAACATCTGTTAAACTGTTATTTCCATTAGTTGTAACTTGTTCAGTAATTTCTTTAACTACTCCGCTTCCTTCGGCAAAAATACGACTCATAAATCCACCTCCTCAAATCTTAGATAAAGCAAAGTATCATCTAAATTAGGCATAAGATTATCTATTTCTGAAAATTTTCTAACCTTACCTACTATTGCTAATTCGTGAAATTCGCCCATAAACTGTTTGCAAGTTGTAGCGGCACTACTACCCGAAGCAGTTCCGCTACTATGTGCATCATTAATACCGCTTACTGTTCTATCATTCAACCCATTAGAACCCATGTAAGTATCTGTTCTAGCAAAAGAAAATGTTCCACTTGCAGTATGCGTATCTTCTTTGATTAATGCTCCGTTAAGATATATTCCAATCTTTTTGGTTTTATTGTTAAAGGTAAAACCCACATGAAACATTTGGTCTATGTATGATGCGTGTTTGTATGTTGGTATGTATATGTCCGTTCCAGCACCAAAGCCAGCATCAACCCCTACACCATTCACCATTTCAATATCTCCGCTACTTGAAGAATGGACTTTGCCAAAAGAAGTAAAGTGACCTGCTCCTTTGTTAGCGTTTGCATCAGTGTCAGAAGTTTTAACAAATAACTCGTTTCCGACAACTATTGGATTAGTCGCTCCCACAATAAAACCAACATCATTATTGAATGCGCTTGTTGAAGTAGCCACTTTAGCAAACATAACCCTCCCTGCTTTATTGAAACCAGCAAATAAATCAGAACCGTTAGTGCTATTATATCTGAAAGAATGTCCTTGACTTGGCTTGATAACAATATCAGAAGTAGTAGTTTTGGTTGTAGTTCCTATTTTGACGGTAGTTTTAATCTTATATTCTGCCGGATTATTTTGGGTATGTGAAGTTGAATTAAGTAAAGATATTGTAAAGTTATCATTATTGAAAATCATCATTTCATGTGTCATTCTATTTGCTCTCGATAAATACAATTCATTTTGCATTTCTCCACTGTCATTAGCATCACTTACTCCTAAATCAAATGTTTCTTGTAACAAACCAGCCATTATTTTTTTACTATCATTTCTAGTATTTCCTACACCTAAAGCAGTATTAGAATGGTCAACTTCTGTCTGATGAGTGCTATTACCATTAATCTCATAAGGAGTAATTAATGCTTCAAAAGAAAAAGAACCTTCATGCGCCCATAAACCATAGGCTACATCATCAAATGTTGCTGCATTACCTGTATTTGGTATATTATCTGTATAATCCATTTTAACAAAAGCATTACACATTATTGGAAAAACCAATGAGCGTTGTTCTCCTGTTAAAACTTCATACATTTTATCACGGCCCAACTACTGCTACTTCAAATTGCATTGAAAAACTAATATCAATTGTTTCTGCTTCCATATTAAAACTAAAACTGCGAATAAAACCTGCTACTCCCGAAGCCGTTGAAGAATCGGGGAAATCAGAACCTTTGAATGATACTCCTAAATTGTCTCCAAATCCTTCTTCTCCTCTTGATGCGAAATTAAAAGGAACTAATGTTTCTGTTGTTCTTGCGGCATAGTTATTTCCTACTTTAGAAGGATAAAGAATAACTAATTCGTTTATTGCTTGGTTGGGTTGTAATCCTGTTGAATCAACACTTGATGCAATCATTTGTGCAATTTCATGAGCAGTATAAGTTAAGGCCGTCTCATCATCTTCTGCGGAAGTATCAGTAGCAGTTTTTGTTTTCTTGATTGTTGTTTCAGAAATAAAGCCGCTTAAATCTATTTGCTTAGTAGCCATACCTAAATCTAAAGCAGCCGTTACAGATTCACCCGTTACAACACCGGAGAAAGGAATAGGAAAAGAAGGAATAGTTTTACTTACAGAAACTCCAACCGATGTAACATTCAACGGAATAGTATTAACTGTTAAATCATTAGTTTCCTGTTCAGCATACTGCCCAAATTTCAAATATACATATGTCATTTAATCACCCTAATGTTCTTGAAGATACTGTTCTGTTCATTTTATTGTTTACCATATTGCCTATCTTTTCTGCAATTCTTCTTAATTCTGCATCAGAAGTATCTTTTGCATTAATAGTAATATGATTATTAATTACTGTTGAACCGCCTGTCATTGACCTGCTTTGTGAATTAGAATAAACTCTTGAACCTGCTGGTAATCTTACTCTTTCTGGCCCGTTTTCTCCAACTAATGTTGTATTACCGTCAGTTAAACCTCCCGTTGCCAATTTATCTGCACCGAACCAATCTAATACATCGTTGATAGAACCTCTTATTGCTTTCCAAATGCCTGTGACAAAATCCCATGCCATTTCCAAATAAGCGACAGCACCATCAGCAATATTTCTAATCATTTCAAATTCTTTGTAAAGTTTCATAAATAATGCGGTGAGGAGCGCACCAAGCAATACCCACATCATAATAGGTAAAGCGTATATTGCTATTATTAGTAATGCTTGACTTAATAGATACTTTACGAAGTATAAAGCAAGTATTATTAATCCTAATTTAAGAATTGCGGGTAATGCTACTTTCCAACCACCGCCAAAGAACCAAGTTATTCCTTCTATAAGAGAATAAAATAAACCAACCGCAATTGCGAAAAGCCCTTTTGCAAATATCGTTATTAAATTCCAACCTATACTCATTAAAGACGACATTATAGTTCCTAAATAATCAAACATAGACTCAAAATCACCAGATAAAAATGACCCTATAATTCCGAATATTGCCCCTCCTATGGTTATCACATGACCTATTATTTCTTTAATATCATCAAATACTCCAAAACTAGACATTACTCCCATAATATCATAAGCAACTTTAGCAATTGCTAACACCGCAATCATTCCCAATATACCAAATATTAAGAACTTAAATGCCATGTTAAGAATCGGCTTCATAAATTGTTGGAATGCTATGGCTTTCATCTGTAATTTGAGTCTCATTTTTTGTATTCTTTCCGCCTTCCTAATTTTCTTGTATGTTTCTGTTGTAAATTTAGCAGATTTTTTAACATTTTTAAACAGTGTTTTAGGATTAACATTTTTAAGCAGACCTACTGTTCCTTTTTTTGCTACTTGAAAAGTGCCTTTTGCTCCTTCTCCGACCTTTTGTTTAAACTCTTCTGATTCTTTCTTTCTTGTATCTTTGAGTTTATCTCGTTGGTCTCTAACATCTTTTCCTAACTTAGAAAATTCAGCACTTTGAGTTCCTTTATCAAACGCTTCTTGTATTTTCAACACTTCTTGTTGCTTTTTCTTAAATGCATCGAATGATTTTTGGTTTAATTCAACATTTTCACCTATTTGTTTGAAAGCATCAGCATAGGCTTCTGCATCTGTTTTCCCTGCAATTATAGCAGTATTAAAAGCGGTGGTGGATTCTAAAGCCTGTATTTGTGCATCACTATATTTTGCTAATTCCTTAATATTTTGCCTTTGTGCTTCAAATTCTTCTCGAATAGATTCAACACTTTTCATATCATCTAATTTTTGTTGTTTCTCTTCAAGTAATTTTTTTGATTCTTCTAATTGCGCAGTTGCCATTTTTTCCAACTTATTCAGTTCTTTAAGTTCCTTTACTTTACCTGCAAAATTTCGACCTTTTTCCACATTAGCAATCTCTTCTTGGATTTCTTTTTGTCTTTCTAATCTTTCCTGTAACAATTTATTTTGTTTTCTCACTTCGCCTTGTGTTTTTATTTGGTTTGTCCTTCGTTTTTTAATTTCTTTGTCTTCTTTATTTTTAAGATTCATCAAATTCTTATCGAGATTAGTTTGATTTTTAACTACTTCACTTAAAGCATTGTATTCTTTTCTGATATTTCTTACTCCTTGAATACTTTTAGCCAATGCCTTTTCTTGTTCTGTTTGAGCCTTAATAGCCTCATCAGTTCTTTCACCAAAAGCACCAATAACTTCTAGTGTTCCACGCAAATAATTCTGAAACTTCCAAAGACCTGTTCCGGAAGTTAAACGACTAAATGTAGTCCAACGCTTACCTGCTTTTCCTGTTGATTTAGACCATTCGACAATCCTACTACTGCTTAATGCGAATCTTTTAGCATTTTCAGAAAGTGTTGCAGATAAATCAGTAATAGATTGTGAAACATTATTGATGCTTTGCTCGGCCTCAGACATTATCTCACCTTTGCCTTTCTTTGTGCTTTATCTATTTCTTCTGACTTAAATTCCTCAACAACTGAATGAACCTGTAATAAATCTTTAACAAGACTAACAGGCATTTTATACACTTCTAACGGACTTATTGCTAAAGCCTTAGAAAGCATATATACGGTGACTAAAGATGCTGTTTTAGGGTCAGTTTCTTTTCCCTTAAACGCACCCTTAATCATCCTTTTTTTCTTCATCCTCCTGCATCAGACTCATAGGGTTAGGAAGAATTTCTTTTAATTGGTTGCCAACATAAGGGCTAAGACGCAACATATCAATTGTTGATAATGAAGGTTCTGTCTTTTCAATGAAGTTTTCGACCATATACCTATACATGGCATTTATATCAAGGTCGAAAGATTGAGTGCGAGAGTTAATTTTCATGACGGAATTCAAGGCTTTTTCGGCTTCAAGCCAAGTAGGTTCTTTAACCCATACCTTGATATATTCGTCTAATTCTGCTGACACTTTAACATAATGTAGTGTCGATTCGTTCAATGCAAAAAGCACATTTTTATTACTTATAATTTTCTTTTCCATATTATCCACCTTCAAAACCAACAAACAAACAAACGGTGTTGGTGGAATATTATTCTGCTAATTTAGACTTCTTAGGTTCTTCTTTTTTTACCTCAGTAGTTTCTTTTTTAGCAGGTTTCTTTTTCTTAGAGGCTTCTTCTAGTCTTTCTCGAACTAAAATTCCTTTTTCTGATTTTGATACCATTTTAATCACCCCTGCAATACCCAATGAGTTTTAACTGTGCATGATTCTAAACTTCTAGGCATTACTGTTCCTTCAACAGTAATTGGCCCTTTATCTTCAGGAATAGTAAAGTTAGCAGCATTTAGGTGATAATCTGCTAATTTAATAAGTATTTGTTCTCCATTTGCTTTATCAAATTGTAAAGTAAGAAGAGTTGAAGAAGTATTATCTGTTTCTGTTTCATTAAACAATTCTTCAAACAGTTTATCATCAGTTACCATAGCAGTAAATGAAACTTCATAATTTCTTTGTGCGGGAATACCTTCTTTTATGTCTTTGTTACCAATACCAATATATCTTTTATCTTGTAAGTTGTTATTGATAGTTAAAGTAAGGTTAGTAACCTTTAGGAATTGTTGCCCAAAGATACTAAACACACCACTTGAGAAGAAAAACGGCTCTAAAAACTCAGCGTCTTTATCAGTTGTGCTAGTATTATTGGCCTGTTCGAAATTAAACAATTGGCGATTATCTGTTATCCCGCCCCTTGCTTCATAGTTTTCGTCTTGGTCTAATTTATGAACTGTTCTTGTATTCAAATCCATAGTCATTTTAACTTCTTCATTTTCATTAGCGGTCATAGTGAATGTATTTACCCTATTTCCGGTAGCAATTCTAACGAAGGTAGTATCTTCCGAAGCCCCGCTTGGAGAAGTTCTAGTAGTCAATGTGCTAGATTTAGCCAATGTTTGTTCAAGAGCAAAAGAAGGAAGTTTTTCCCCGTTTGCTTCTTCAAACTTATATGTGATAGGATTTGCTACATTTGTTGCAGATGATGTAGGTCTGTTCAATAATTCCATATTAGTGTTCAAATCAAAACCGTGTAGTAAAGGAGGAACTAATGTATTTGAACCTCTTGCGGTTTTATAGAAAATTGGCCCTTGTTCCAAAAATTCGCTTGAAGTAATCGTTCCTGTTTCAGCACCGCCATTAGTAGTATCAAGATAAACATTCCTTCTATCATCTTTTGTTGTATTTGCACCATGACCTGTTAGTTTGTTAGCGGGATTACTTGCCTCAAAGGTAGCAGTAATTTCTGTGCATTTACCTAAAGCATAGTAAAGCCAAGCACCATGATTAGCCATCACTGCTAAATTACCACCGGAAGCAGTTTTTACTCCCTTATATTGATGAGTAAAATTTCTTGAACCTCCAAGTGAAAGATTCAATTGTTTCATTTCCACTTCAAGATTAGGGAATGTTCCTGTTTCTAATAGACCTAGCCAATTATCAGCATTCAATCTTTTAGTTGAGCCTGTGTATAAACCGACACATGGCGCACCATATCCTCTAATATGGATGAAATCACCCGAAACGATTGTTCTTGGGTCGGGAGAGAGAACTATGTCTTTTTCAGTATTTGAGGAAATAGTATGAGTTGAAATTACAGTTGTTGGTGCGCCTGTTGCATATAATTCAACAGTGCATCCTGTGTATAAATTATTTACCATCAAAAAGTGCGCTTCCCAATCATTATGCGCTCTTATGGTATTTGTGTTTCCTGAATTTTCTCCGCTTCCTGTGCTATTGCTATGGTCTAACGGTATGTATAAATCCACTTCGGGAATCATCGTTAAACTTGCTTGACTTCCTAAAAATATATCTTCTGCTGACATAATTAATCTCTCCTTTCCTTTACAAACTTACTAAGGGAGTGTTAATGCGAATCTTTTTGCTTCAATGTTTACTTTATATCCAAATAATCGTTTTGAACGGTCATTACTTTCATTTCTAGAACCAATAAATATTTGATTAAACTTAGAACCATCACTTGCAGTATAGCCCCTTCGCCCCCGTTCAATTGCATGACGAGCAATCAAGTATAAAGCCCTTAGCCTATCTTTGCCAAATGCAGCGTCAGTTCCAGCCCTTTCATCATGTATTGTTCGAATGTGCATAGTAAATGTATATGTCTCATGTCTAACATCAAAATGAGTAGTAGGATATTCTAGGTTTTGTCCATCCTCAAAGAATATAATTACATCTTTAGCGGTTAAATCATACCTAACTCCTCTATTTTTTTGTAATGTTCTAACATCAACAAAGTTAGGAGTTCCAGCGTGGTCTGCTGAAATAGTGCCAGCACTTTGTAAAGTAGTAGCGGAACTAGCCCAATTAGTGCTAACTAAATCAATCAAAAGCGAAACTTCATCCATTCAGCCGCCTCCTTTTTTATTTGTTCACTAACTGCTTTTGAGTAACTTTCACTAGCATTGTTAATCATTTCTTCTTCGCTGAAACTAATATCGAATCCTAATATTTCTGATACCTCTTGTAAAGCGGCTTGTCTTTCCTTTTCAATGGCTAAATACCTATTGAAGTCTTTAAGTGAAACCGCCATGCTTCTTGCCATAATAACACCTAATCAAAGTAAGAACACTAAGTCACCTTTACCTTTCAGTATATCCATCGCTTCTTTTGTCAGAATATCATATTTCTCTTTAGTGCTAATATTACCGCCTGTTTCAGCAATCATTATTGTTTGGTCGTCATGTCGTAATATTTCAGCCGCTACTAACATTGTTGTTGCTTTGTGTATAGCGGAAGGAACACGGCTACTGCCAGCAATATAGGTCACAATGATTGAATTTTGAGTATGGTAAGGATAATCTCTAAGGAAGAATACTCGACCTTCATCCCCAATAGTCCAAAAAGAACCAAGTCTTTTCATATCTTGCATATCAGTAAATGGCGTTGATGTAGTGCTTGAATCTTGACCTGCTTTATCTGCTATTGTAAGAGTGCAAGCCGAACCGTCTTCACCGGATAAAAGGCTAGAAATGTTGATTTTATTACTGTTATCGGGGTCTGTGCTAGCATAAAAGAAGTCACTTATGTTTAGACCATTAGGTGAAGAAGTCAATACTTTGTCTCTTGTTGCTCCTGTAAATTGTGCAGTGCTAGCAGGGTATTCTTCATTAATCAAATGACATATTTCCTTTGCGGTTGTTTTAGAACCGAAGCCATTATGGAATGTATTATGTGCCGCTAAACTTCCTTCTGCATGATGATACAATACCCACGAATCACCACTATTAGGTAATTGTAATGTAATGCTTCTTAGATTATTATATCCGCTACTGTCTAATGTAATAGATGCGGAAGCCGATGCTAACTCTTGATATTGATTTCCTTGCCAAACCTTTAGAGAAATAATCTTCTTAACTTTCATAGTATCTAACTGAATGAATCCAACATAGCCACCATAATAAGATTGCATAGGATGACGAATAAACTCAAAGTTATGGAATTCGTTTTCATAAATAATTGGTCTGTATGACCTCTTTACTTTATCATCAACAATACCTTCTATGTTTTTGATAATAGCACCGACTTGTGCTTGAGAAGGATATGTGGAAGAAGAAAATGCTGGAACTTGTAGCATATCAGAAACGGCATCCTTATCTGTATAAAATCCATTACCTGTTGAATAGTCAACATTGATTGCGGTATAGTCACTAGGGGAGGATGCTACGGGCATTATATCACTAACTCCAATTGTCTTAATTTTTTATTAATTCTTTTTGCAAATAAATTAATATCGTTTTTTACTTCGTAAGATTTTTTTCCTTCTATTGCTAAAGGACTAGGGGTTTCTTTACTAGGTGAGGCTCTCCTTGTTACGCCTCTTTGTCTAAATGGTGAGGCTTCTGAACCCCCACCCGTTCCTTTAGGAACAATAGGAGGAACTAATTCTTCTTTCATAGTTAACATGAATGTATTGACAGTGTAGGTAGTTACTTCTTTATCTTTGTTTTTCTTTGTTTCTTTAGTAACTTTTAATTCTATTCTATATACTACCTTTAAATCATTTAATGCTCTTATAATGTCTTTATCGTTTTTAATAAATGATTTAGGATTATTAAATGCTTCTCTTTGTTCCTTCGAAGTTAATTTTGTTTTAGGTAATTCAGGCATATTCTTTTCAAATTCTTTATTAAGTTTAAGACCTAATTCCTCATATTTTTCCAACCATTCAACTACTCTTTTATTAATTACATTATCATAAACATCAGTTAATTCATCGAAAAGTTCTAACAAATATTCATCTTCGGGCATAGTTTTTTTATCAGTAAATTTAAGATATTCATCTTTAAAGTTAATCTTTACTTTCTTTTTACCCATTAATCTTTCTAATTCACCTATTTCGCTAATACTGTTTAATTCTTCATCTGTTAATTGTTCAGCATTTTCTATTTTTTCCCTAACAGAATCTAGCAAATCATCAGTTTTATTATAAACTTTCATTTGGTCTTTTATTTCTTTTCGCAAATTGGCTGTCATTCTTAAATATTTTTTTGCATTTTTAAGAGATTTAGTTAAAGATTCTAATTTTTTTTGTTCATATGTTTTATCTTCATCTTTGTCTGTAAAGGTAATATTGAAATCCTTAATTATTTTATTTACTTTGGATATTTTTTCTTCCACAGATTCTTTCATTTCTTCTGCAAAATAAAGACTTCTAGTAAAAATATAAGGTATGTCAAAAGTAGTGCGTTTTACCTTTCCCTCATCACTGATTTTTACTCTTTGATAAAACTTATCATAAGATTGCATTAAATCATCAGGGATAACTTTTTTCCCTTCTAGTCCAAATTTTTGTGCAGGTTTTATTGATTGTCCTTCCTTTCCTAAACCCTTTTCTCTTAAATTAATATTTCTATTTATTTTATCACCATAAATATACTCAAAACCTAAACTACTGATTTTTTCTATTTTAGTTCTAGGTTTTCCTACATTTGGTGTAACTGATTCTAAATCTGTTTCATCTAAAATAATAGTTTTTACTTCTTTATTTTTGCTAGTTTTTTCACTAACCTTTCCACTTTTCCATAATTCATTATAGTAAGTGTCCATATCACCACGCCATCCATCTTGAATTACATCTTCAAAATCAACACGGCTAGTTTCTCCTGTAATTTCATCTAAAACTCTATCGTTTCCTAATTGTTGTATTGTATATTTTCCCACTAAATCTAGAAAATAAACATTGTCAAAAGGAACTGCCATATCTTTAATTTTAGTTGCTTTAATTTTAGTTATAGCATCATCATTAATTTTATCAAATTCCTTTTTATCTAAAGTATCGTTTATTTTAGGAACGCCTTCAATATAATTTTTAATGTCATTATAGTCCTTTTTTCTAGTTTCTAAGTATTTACTGCCGAAAATGAATTTCTTCATTTCGCTTGTGGCGTATTTGGTAGTCCAATCAATAGACCTACCACCAGCACCACTGTAAATAATATCCATTGTGAATCAACTCACATTAGCCATTTAGCCCAAGCCGCACCTTTTTGTATTGCTGAACCTAATCCTAAACCGCTTTGTGGGGGTTCATATGACATTTGACCATTAGCATCAATCCAATAAGGTCTGCCATATCCGTCTGTTCCATTTGGAGGGACAGGGTAGCCCGAACCGTTATTTACTGCGCTATTTACTTGGTTATACTGTTGCATATTACCTGTTACACCAGCAATTGCCGCACCAGCAGAAACCTGTGCATTTGGTGTTGAGAACCCTTGAGATTCTAGGTATTGTTGTTTTGCCATCTTTCTTTGATTGATAACTTCTGTATTGATTGCTGAATCTAATAGTCTTGTTAAATCTAAATCAATGTTTTCTTTTGTAATTCTTTCAAATTCTGCCAAAGCACCGGATTGTAATTTCATTGTTCCCGATGTTGAATCTTGAACAAATACTAATTGAGTTAGCATCTTACTAACCGACCTTGCTACTACATCTTCCATCAATTGTTCTAATGCAGCAAAAAATTGTTGACCATGATATTGGAAAAACTCCTCAACATGATTTTCTTGTAATGAAAGTAAATTACTAACATTTTTGAATTGTTGTTCTGATTGTGCTTGAACTGCACCCATTACTGCCCCATTACTTGTTCCTAAAAATCCCATATTCATTCCTCCTTATTGTTGCTACTTAAAAGATAATTTAATCTTTCCGTTGATAATCCTATTTCAACAACCAAACGGACAATTTCTGCCATAGTCGTTTCACTATCCGCTAAGGTGGGTGGTTTAATAAGCCATCCGGTTGAAGTGAGACTAGCAACATCTTCTTTACTTAGGGTTACAAGAGGAGTTTTCTTCATAAGTTGAGGAGTTTTTAATTTAGGAATAAACGCCTTGAAGTCTAAACCATGTTCATCAGCAAGTATTTGTTGTTGCAGCATTTCCATCTGCTTGTGTATTGCTGCATGTTTAGGACAATAAGTGCCTCTCATCGGCCTTCCTTTGGTAACTTTATCTAAAGGAATAGGCGGTCTTAGAAAATCTCCGGCTTCCCAAACATGATGTGTTCCACAAACAATACATACATCTTTGAAATTAAATTTATAACCGTATTTTATTTTGAGAAAACTTTTCTTTTCCGGTAATAGAATCTTTTTTATTTCTTTTAGTTGCTTTTTAGGTTTAATAGCATCATATTTGTATTCTGTTATGTTTCCACCTGCTCTAAATTGTTGCAGTTTAGGTAAAAACTTATTCATAGAAAATGAATTTAATTGACTTGGGTTGCTTGAATTAGGAGTTATTGAAACATTAGTTCCTATTAGGTTCGGTTGTTGATATGCCATATTTATTCCTCAGTTTTCTTCTATTATTGAAAATCGTTTCTTTTGGTCTTCTCGCATATGTCTAATTGTCTTTACATGAATATTTCTGCTATATCTTTTAATTACTAAATATGCGTCTTTCTTTTTCTGCCTAACTAATTTTACAATGATTGTAGTTTTTTCCGGTAGTTGTCCTCGATTAAGTTTTCTTTCGATAGCGTTTTTGATTCTTTTTATTTTAATATCGGGGAATCTTGATTGTAAATTGTCACTAAAATGTTTGGTCAAAAAAATCTTTACTTTCTCCCCACTATTTAACTTCAAAAAATATTGTTCGGCAGTTTCCTTAATACTATCTAGATGGTTTGTTTTTAGAATCATCTTCCACATAATCATCAATAGTCCTTTATCATTGTAGTGATTCCTTTATACACCATTTCGGGGTCTGATTTTGCTGATACTATGTATTTGAATGTCGGTATTCCTTTATCATTTAGTTGCCTCATTCCGTATTTGAAAGGTTCAAAAATTTCATGTTTTTCAATAGACTTTTCTGATTTATGTTTTTCTCCCCATATATCATATTTATTAGCCCATATTCCTACTGCTAAAGGATAGTCCTTTTCTTTTTTCTTTTTACCATTCGGCCATCTATGATTAATAATAACATCAACCAAAAACTTCCACGCTACTTGATGGTCTAAATTAACTCCGCTATCTAAATGTCTATGGTCTATCATAAAAATAATGTATTTGGGTTTTCTCATTCTCATGTCTTTAGCCCATTCTTTCCAATATATCGCTTCTCCTCCTATATCAGAACTTCTTATTGTGTGCATATCTCCATCTATCTTAATTGTTTTTCTTGTTGGTCTATGTAATCCAACAGTCCTTTCATTAATTTGCTGCACTTCTCCTCTTGTTCTCAATTGATGGCTTAATGTTGTTTTACCTACCATTGTTGCGCCATAAACTCCAAAATTAATTGCATGTATTTTTTTCCAAAAACCTATCATCGCTTCTCCAACAAGAATAGCGAAACCTGTCATCACTGACAAGATTAAACCTCCCAAGAATGCCAAAGGTTGTCTAATAGCCAACCAACAACATTTATGTCAAAAACTCCCATTATGTTTCCTAAGAAGAAAAATGACAAAGAGGCGCAAGTGACCCAAAACCACATTCTCATCTTCATAAAAAACATATCAGCAGAATGCGCTCTGCTTTGATTATAAACATAGTCGGTTTCTGTAAAACCCATTATGTCATTAAACATTCAACCACCTCATTGTAGTTTAGCCAAAAAGTCATTTGAAATTGTGTTTTCGGTTTCATACATTGTGGTGCTTGGTGCAATAACAGTAGTATTGTATTGCTTCATAGTTTCTGTAAGTTTTTGTCTTTGTTGCTCATCTCTCGCCCTGCGCTCCCAATAAGCATTAATTCTTCTATCTAACAATCTCAATTCTATCTTATCATTAAGTGATAAATCAAAGATAGCCTTTAGGCACATAATTCCACCAACAGTAATTAGACCAAACAGTGTCGCATGGGCTAATGTAGTGTATGGGAAATTGACTCCGTAGTTAGCATAAAAATATACATTAGCACCGCTAACAGTGCCAACGAATAGTATAGTCATAATTAGTCTAGTATCTTGATTTAGTGCCGCCATCCGACCACCTCAGTTAAATTCAATAGAAACATTAACGGTGGATGAACCGGCTTCTGCTACTTCTAGGAATAATCCTGTATTGCACAGAACACCATGCATATCATATTCTAAATTATGATAACCGTTGGTTGCACTTGAAATCATGGCTATTTTAGTTCCTGTATTATCAGTTCCATCGAATACATTAATGGTTACTGCGTCTCCGCCCGTAACAAAAAGAGCAGCGTGAACGCTAACTAGTTTTGTTCTTCCTGTAACAATTAATTTGCTAGCACCTAAAACACCGCTTGACCTGCATGAATAACCCATGTTCATCACCCCTTCTAAATACAGCGAGGCTAACGCTGACTATTTAATATGCCGGTTGTTATTATTCCGTAAGACTTGATTTGCTAGAAGATTTACTAGCAGTAGTCTTTTTGGTAGTAGTCTTTTTCTTAGGGACTACTTTAGGCGGTAATAGAGTTTTTACCAGCATTTCTGCCGTTAATTCGTCTTTACCTAATCCCGAACAAGCACTAGCCAATAATTTTTCATCGGCTTTTTCTAAATCCAAACGGTCACATTCTTCAAAAGTGAATAGATAGTTAGGGTCGCCAATGCGATTAATCGCAAAGGCAACGCTAACTTCTATTTCTTTTTCTCTTGTGATAGTATCGTTTGGTGTAACTTGTAGTAATCCTATTGTTGAATTAGGGGTTAATTTAAGTTTAACCAATTAATTCACCTCAAAGATTGCCCCAAATTCTAAGTCTTGTTGCACAAGTTGGGTCGCCATCATCAGAAGCCGCAGTAGCGTTTGTTCCGTCTAGATTAGTAAATATAATCAAGAAAGAACTGTCTGATTCATAAAGACCGCCTGTTGAAGTTAGAATCTGTGGGTAAACATCGTTAGCACCCTCATGTCCGGTAATTGATACACAATGTATTGTTGATAGACCAAATGCAGAAGCAGGGATTTCTGCCCCTGCCTGCACATGAGAAGTCACATCTAATAGTGCGTCAACCACATATTCATCACCACTAACTTTAGGGCGAGTAATACCTTTATGGTCGCCCAAAAGAGTTACTGTATATTCTAGTGCCAATTAAAACACCTCACTGACCAATAGCCATGAAATATACTACATCACCGCTAACACAATGTATTGCTACATCACCGCTTGCAAGTGGCAAATCAGCGTTAATTACTGCTGCGGCTGCTTCTTCAGCAGAACCCTTATGGGTGAATACTAGAGAATCAACGCTTGAAAGCCCTGTTTCGATATTTCCGTCTGTTGAATCGCTAGTGGTTTGACCACAAACAATTCTCCTGTTTCCTTCTAAATTCATTTCTAAATGTATTTCTGTTGCAAATGCCATATTATCCTCTCCTTATTTCCTCACTGTATGTTAGTAATTTTTCCTTGACCCTTGAAGAAAGAACAACCGACTTCACCGATTGTTCTATACAAAGCCCTGTTACCTAATGTTCCTACACCGAATGGGTTTCCATTAGCGATACCATCTTCAAAGTATTGAGTTGGCTTCATAACTGATAGCCATAGATGGTCTGTATCAAGGAATAGTAGGTCTGATAGTTTAGATGATGCTAGTCCGGTAGTTGTCATGTCCTTTACAGGAATTAGCGGAATATCGTAGTATGTTGCTACTCTAAATCCTACTTCTTGACCCTTTGTTCCACGAACACCGTTCACTGTTGGAACAATTTCCTTTCTATCCATAAATCTTTCTTGACTCTGCAATAGGTCTGCAAGTGCTTGAATGGTATCATATCCGGTTAGAATAACCTTTGGTGAACCACCAGCAAGTCTTAGATTTCGAACCATGTTATTTAGCAAAGTTAGAGTTAATGCTCTAACTCCTGTTGCCGCATAAGTTGAACCTGCATCCACTTCTGCATCAAGGAAAGAAGCACTATCACGGTTAGTTCCGTAAATGTGGCTTACATTTGTTGCAGTAGCACCATCTGTCATTAGAGAAGATTGTGCATCCAATAGGTCTAATTCAGCCTTTGAAGTAATAACCTTCAATAGCGAAGTGTAATTGTTAGCAATATTTGGCAATAGTGCTGATTCACCATAAAACTCTAGTGGCATTACAAGCATTTTGTTCTGCACTTCAGCATGGTGCTTACCCATATCTTCACGCATTTGCGCTCTAATATCGCCAATTCCATCATCAATCTGTGCCATTTCCATAGCCAATTCGCTGAAATCAAATTGATGTGCAACGACTTTAGGACTCATGTTCAATTGAGCGTATGTTGGCGCAATTGGCCCTAATCCATCTTGTGCAGTTGAAAGTCCAGCATTTTCTGGAACACCACCAATAGAATCTGCTCTTGGTGTGTCTGAACCCAATTCTCCCAATGTTAGGGAAACATTTGCTTTATCAACAGTAAATAGATTACCGCTACCACCAGCAGGTCTGCTCTTTAATACTCTCCAACCGCTTGAAGTGTATGGTCTCTTTGAAATCATTGAAAGTGCGTTTACTTCACGGTTTAGCATAGACCAAACTTTTTGTCCATAAACGACATTGTATAGTGCTGACACATCAGAAACGGCTGAACCGCTAAATGACGGAGAACCGTCATGTCCTGTGTGTATTCCACCAACCATACCTGCTTGCTTTAGCAAGGCATTTCCGGCTGGAAGATTCATTCCGTATGTTTGTGCTTCTAAATCTGCTATTGTGTTAATATATCCTGTCATCTTAATCACCTCAAATATTGTTCACCATTTTGTGAATATCGCTCCATTCCATTGATGCAATATCATCAATTGATGGCATTTTAATTACTGACTCTTCTTGTGCTTTTAGGATAGTTTCCTTTTCAGCAGTAAGAGACTTTCTTAGTTCGCTAAATTCTTCTTTAATGGAAGCAATTTCAGCCTGTGCGTCATATTGTGACTTTGCGAGAATGTTCTCACGGTTTGAAACTTCACTGCTAAAGCGAGTTTCAAAAGACTTGCGAAGGTTATCGTATGCTAGTTCCTCAAGTTTTTCTTGACGGAATGCTTCGTAAGCCTTCTCAATGTTTGCATTTGATAGGTTTAGTGTATCAAATTCATTGTTTTCAAATGCTTTTACAACCGGCATATCGGAAGCAGTTGGCTTTCCGTTGTTAATGACGATTCTATCTGCTGGTTCACCAATTTGATTACCTGCTCCATCAAGTGTTCTTAGGTATGCTTTTTCTGCATCATCCTTGTAAGAAGGGTGTGTTCCTTCTTTCTCATCATCTTCATCATCGCCTTTCATGTAATCGCCTCTCTCCATATCGCCATCATCAGCCATTTCCATGTATTCAGCATTTTCTTCCATCATTTCAGAATTGGAATCCATAGACTCCTCATCATCTCCCTTTAGACTCTCAACTTCTTTTAGAAGAGTATCTAATTCATTTAGTGCTTTTTCTAGTTTATCACTCATTTTTTCATCTCCAATATCTTGTTTCAGAATATCAAACTTCGCTTCGGGATTAATGCCTTTTTCACATATTGTTACTTCATGGAGTTCTAATTTGCTTATCTCGTTATACTCCCCTAATTCACCGTGGCTTTTCTTTACTTTTTGTAATGCCTGTCCACCTATGCTAAAAGACCTTAATGTGCCTTTGCGAATACCTCTCCCAACCTCTTTGGCTTTTTCTATGTCATCTCTTAATTTAATTACTACAAAGAATCCTACATCATCAACTTCCGATTTCCATAGTTTTCCGGTTTTATCTCTATAAGAGTCCACAACTTCTCCAACTTGAACATTTGAATGATTTGTCATTACATTTCTGAATTTTTTATCTTCCATGAATTTTGTAACTGCGGTTTTTAATGCATTTAATGTAATTAAATCGTTTTGTTTATCCACGATTTCAATACTTGCATATCCTCCAATCATTAAATCATCGCTTTTTAGAATTCTGAAATCATCATTCCTTGTTGCCATGACACTAATGCTCATGTTCTTCAACCCCTTGTAATTTCTTTCACTATATTAAAGACACGGTTCATTTAGGTGGAAGTGGCAATTTTTTATACTTATCTTCGTAAATATTCCATAATCCAGCATCAGTGTCTTTATCTGCTGGCTTCTGTTTATACCCTGTCCAAGCCAACCACATTTCCTTTCCATCCACTTCTATTACTCTAAAGTGCAGTTTAGTTTCAAACTTATTACCTCTCAAGAAATATTCGTGATAGCCTTCTTTCTGAACACCGAGTCCTATTTCTCCAGAATCTATAATTTTCTTCTTGGAAATGTTAGTTGCTATTTGGGCAGGGTATTTATTCGCCTTTCCAAACAATCTGAATATATCATCGTCTTTTTCTAAGTCTATTAACCAATTAAGTGTTTCATCTTCTAACTTAATTACTAAGTTTAAGTTTTCATCATCCCTTAGATATAATTTGAAATTACCCTCTTGAAGTTTTTTTGGAGTCTTATATGCTTTTAACATAGCATATTTATCTGAGAATCCTTCTCCGAACTGACAATTTTTATATTCATCGAGAAGTTGTCCTATGTCTTCATAGCCTTCTTCTTCAAAGAATTCAGTCAATTCCTTGACTAATTCTTCACAAGACAAGTCTAAAACAGTTGTTTCCATTTCTTCATGTTCTTCTTCTAATGTCGGGGCATAATCATATGTGTTTGAAGGATTGCTTCGTGCTTTAACATATTTTTTATAACCACCATACTCTTTTACTAATGTATCTAAACTTTCTTTAAGTATAGATAAATAGTCTGATTTAAGTTTAGAACAACAGTCTCCTTCCATATCAGCATCAGCACTAATAGTAACTTCTTCTTCTAATTCTTTTGCTTCTTGGAGAAGTCTTTGATTTTTGAGTAAAAAGGATTTTTTAATTTCTTCTTCATCTTGCATAATCTTATCGGGGTCTGCAATTAATTTCTTTTCTTTCTTATCAAAAGAAATACCATCTCTTTCATCCATCCAATTAGAAAGTCTATTCATTTTACTTTCTAAAATATCTTCATATATTTTAGAATGATTTTTAACTAAGAAATCATGTAACTCTTTAGGGGTTTTTGCACCTCTTTCTTTTAGATGTTGAAAAGCCGCAACAGTTAATCTAGACTGTTTTGTTTTCATTATCGCTTCTGCTTGACTTTTCCATTCATCTAAATTCGCTAAAGCATTTTTAGACATTAAGTTACTTTCATCAAACCCGTAAATAGTAAACCCATCCATGTCACCTTTAATAATAACATTAGTTTCACCGTGAATATAATCAGTAACACTTACTCCCTTTTCTAATGCTTTTACATCGTAATTCAAAGATTTCTTTGTATCTTTAGATAACAACTCAAGTGTGACCAATTTATCAGGATATTCCACTTCCGGAACTTCTATTACTTTAGCAGAATAAATCGAATAAGCATCTCCTTTCTTTTTTACCTCATCAACTTTTACACGAACAATATCTCCAATATCAACAGATATTTTAGTATTCAATGCTTTTCCTACATTCATATATTTAAGACCATTAATTTCTTGTCCTTCATCAGCCGGTCCAGCCCCTAATGTATATGAATAAAGTTTAGATTTAGTTTTCTTTTTATCTAATACAATTAAATCTAAATCAACAAATTTCTTCCATTTAATCCATTTAGGATTTTTCTTAGTCCCTATGTAATATGTGGAAGTTGAATCTTTAATGACTACACCTTCGGCAGTAGGCATATCCATTATTTCTTTTGAATACTGTTCAACTTCTTTAATCGAATCCGCTAATCGAGTATCTTTCTTAGAAGGGAAGTTTAGATATTCACTCGAATGAACAGAATAATTATTGAACATTGTGTTCAATCTATCACTCAAAGGTTCATCTGCAATATTTTTATCATTGTGTCGCATAATGTCGAACATATGTGCTTTTAGTTTAGCATCGGGATATTTACCCTTAAACACATGAGCAATAGTGTCTGCTCTATGTAGTGCATCCTTTCCATCAAATAATATTAATTCACCATCTAGAATACAATCCCCAAAGTGTTTCTTCTTCATTTCTTCAACAATTTCTTTACATTTATCAGTAATATCTTTTTCATTATAGGAATAAACTTTAATCTTGTTGTCTATTTTATGAACCTGTATTCTCATACCGTCATATTTTTCTTGAACAATATATTCACCGCTAAATCCTTTTAACTCTTCCATGTCTTCAATGTCAAATATTCTATACATAGGTTTGTTAGGAGTAATGAAATCTGTCTTACCCTTTTCTGTTTCTGATTTTTCAATCATTTTTTTAGGTGTATCAGTTTCCATGTCAATATCTTCTAACTCTTCCCAATCTTCTTCATTGTGTTTAGAAAAGAATAATAGTTCTAACATAGCCATAGCAGACTTAACTTTCTTTTCCACCTTCTTTGAGTCTTTTCCATCCCCATAATGCTCAATAATATAGAGGGGAATATCATCCACTTCTAGGTCAAGTCCCATAAGACCATCCGTAATGGTGTCAGGTTTCATGTCTTTAACGCTGTAAATGGATGGATTAAGTGCTTTATTGTCATTTCTCATAGCATAATGCAAGAATTTAACCATTGTTTCCGGTGATTCTAATAACGCTTCAAGAACATTATCTTTGAAGTGTTTAGCAAAAGGGTCAGAAACTTCATCAGAAGCATATCGAAGTTTTTTTACTGCTTCGTATATCTTTTCAGCAATAGTAGTAGTTACATCGGAAGCATCTTCATTATTCAAATCCTTATCATCAATGTAGCGTTTCAATTCTTCTCCAAACTTCCCCGAATCATCATATTCTTCTTTGATGTATTCAATAGCACTTCTCCATTTTGAACCATACTCTTTCGGGTCGGTTCTTGCAGAAAGATAGGCAACCCTAACTCTTTCAAACAATTGAAGTATTTGATTAGAAGCGTTACCCTTCTTCTCAAATAGAAGGCCGGATTTAGGCATAGGTCATCACAATTTCCCATCAAAACGGCTTGTTCTCTTTTGTTTTTTTAGTGCATCAATCGCTTTTTTAACCAATGTCTCAATCATTTCTTCTTTATCAAAATACCTTTGCCTTGCCCTTCCTTGAGGTGCTACAAGCGGTAATAAAGATTTAAGGTCAACATCGTCAAAAGCCTTTCTTATTTCTTCGGCCACTTTATCTAACGCTTTTTTTACTTCATCCGGTAAATTTGATTCAGCCTTTTTGATTTTATGTTCAGTAGTTTCGCCAGCAAGACCATACCCTTCTTTCTTTTGGGTTTGATTCTTAGGCTTTACATTAGTTACTTTAGGTCTTTTAATTTTCTCAACTTCTATTTCATCATCAAGAGGAAGCCTTTCGTGAACACTTTCTTGTTGCAATAATTCCTTTGCCCTTCTTGCTTTTTCAATTGCAAGACTAACAATTCTTTCTTCTTTAGTTACTCTTTCCGGCATTATTGTCCACCTACCTTTTCCATCATTTTATGAATATCTGACCAATCCATGCTTGAAACATCACCAATAGCAGAAGCACTACCAATGGTATTATTCATTTTAGGGCTTGGACTTGTTGTAACTACAAGACCGGATTTCATCAAAAGGTTGTCCTTATGATATACGGTCTGTTCTAGTTGTTCTATTTTATCAGTTAAGGCTTTCAAAATCGCCAATACATCTTCATTTAATTCACTCATTTTTTCCACCTTTTTTCTTTGGATAAATCATTTCTCGCAATTGACGATACAAGGTTTCGTAATCCTTACGGAGTTTGGTAGCAGTGGCTACAATATCAAGGTTACGCTCATCCATGCTTTTCATGCGCTTGTTGAGTTTTTTGTCCGACTTCATAAAATCTAATTCTTTTAGAACATCTATCAGTTCACCCATTTTAGTGAAGTCCTGTCCAAAAAATTCAGTAGGTTCTGCCGCTTGTAAAGTCTTTTTTAGTTTCTTAGTTTGCTTGCTATCTAAACTATTAAGAATAGTTTTTTCCGGAGATTTTTTCTCCTTTAGAATATATTCTTCCTGTTCATCATAATAATCCCATGTCATTCTTCTTTCCCCCTAGTTGATTCTTTAATATTTTCAAGAGATTTTTTCCATCCTTCGCCTAACTTATCTAATTTTTTAATTGCTTTTTTAAAGTTAGGAATTAACTTGAGTTTTCTTTTCATGCTTCTTTTAGCATCTTGTATTTTTTCATTATATTTGGCTGCTAATGCTTTCTGTTCTTTGTCGGGTAAAGTTCTTTTAGTTGCTACTGATATAAACCCTTTCTTCTGTGCTTTTTCAAACAATTCTATAAAAGCCTCAATTTCAACTTCTAATATTCCGATTTGCCTCATAGTTTTATCTATTAATTCATCATATTCATAGATATTATCTTCTATTTTGTTTAATTCTCTCGTTGCGATATATAATGCTCCAACTCTTTGACCAACAGTTCTTTTTTCTTTCGCTTCATCTTCTTCTTTTGATTCTTCCGTTAGTTTTTCAGATATTTCTTTCCATTTATCAAATAACTTCTTTTCAATTTCAGTTAATTCGTTACTAAGATTTTCTGATATTCGAATAAAATTATTTGCTTTACCGGAATTAAATTCAGGCAAATCTATCTCAAATCCATCTTTTGTATCTGTTGCTTCAAAAATATTATAGAAATATTTTTTAAGTTTTATTCCTTCTTGCTTGAATTTTAATTTTAATAATCTAGGAATTTCGAAATCGACTTTCTTTTGATTTTGTATATTTCTAATTGTTGATTCTTTAATTTCTTTCAATCCTTCAGAAATCCTCTTTCTTTTTGCAGACACAATCGCACCTGCTTGTTTTTTGTAAACCTTTCTTGCCAATTTATTGATTAAATTCAATACTTTAATTTCTTCCCCTTCATATTGCATTTTGCTATTCAATAACTTCATTATTTTTTTAGAAGATTCTTCAATCTCAGAAAAACCTTTATCTTCACTATCATAAGCAAAAGGCCGTAATCCTATACCTTTATTGGTTTTGTCAATCCAAGCAAATAAATCAGCATCCATGACAGATTTTGCTTCACTAAAATATTTATCAAATTCATCTGTGTTGATTGTATTCATTTTTTCTTTTAATTTTTTGAAATCAGTTCGCATCTTTTGTTTATATTGTCTGCCTAACTTCTTCATTCTTTCTTCCATAGCCTTTGTATTGCTACCAATTGGCTTTGATTCTTTTTTCCCTGCTATGGTGACTTCTTGTTTTGCGCCATGCGCTCTAGGAACATAACCTGTGCCTTGTCCAAGTGAGGCTAATTCTCCCATCCTTCCATGTTCTCTAGGAACATATGATTTTTTGAAAGGGTCTTTTTCTTTCCTACGCTTACTTGGAGGTAATCTTGCAATCTCTTCTTTTTTCTCTTTTTTAGGTTTTTGAAGAACTAATTTCTTTGCAGGTATCTTCGTTTTATTTCTTTTAGTTTGAAGAAGATTAACCACATCAATAAGATATAATTCATTGGAAGCAATAAACTTAACAAAATCTTTTTCTGGATTTTGGGATTTAGTAAATACTTCTAATTTACTAGTGAAATCTTTCCATAATTTTTTAGTTGGTGCGCTCACATCAACATCACCGCTAGAGAGAAAAGATTTAAATTTGCTTTTAATGTTGCCTTTATCTAGCAATTCAGGGTCACTAAATAAGACTTCGTATAATGCAGTTAATTCAAATTTTTCACTTTCTTTTCTTTGTGCATCAGTTAATCTATCGCTAGTTCTTCTGAAAGAAGTTCCTCTTTCTCTTTTTGTTTCTTCTGCTTCTCTATCGCTTTTAGACCAATTTTTCATATCGAATCTTTTAACAAGAGTATTAATGACAGAAGTTATGTTATCAATCTTTCTTTTAATCGTTGTGTTACTTTCCATTTTAGAATACTTATTTTTAAGAGCCTTTAAGTTCTTGAGTATTCTTTGATAACTGTCTTGGAATTTTCTTTTGTTTTGAAGTTTCCAATCATTCTTTTCCTTCGGTGTCATTTTCTTCCATTTTTTAGGGAGTTCGTATCTAACCTTCTCAAGAGAATTAAAGAATGATTTCATTTCTTCATCTTGAAGTAATTTCTTTAATTGTTTCAATTCTGATTTTCCTTCAAGGTCAGAATAAATTTCCATAAAGGTAATGTTATCTCTTTCGGAAGATGTTACCCACCTTACAACTTCATTTTGTATTTTTTCGATAGCATCATCAATTACTTTGATTTCTTGTTCTTTCATTTTATCAATAAATGCTTTTTTAGAATCTTTAATTATTTTTTTGAATTTAGCCTCTCCACCATACTGTGCAAATAATTGCTTTTTAGAAAATTGCTTACTTTTAACTTCTGCAATTTGGCCTTCTAACCATTTAACATCTTGTGTAGCCAACATAACATTTGATTTTTTCCTACTTAGCGTATTTTTATAATCTTCAAGGTCAGAATCTCGGATTCCCTTTTCTCTATCTTCCCATTGTTTTAACTCTTTTTTTCTTTCTGCTAAAACTTCTTTTGCTTTTTTGTATTCGGGTTGTAGTTCTCTATCTCCTACAATTAACACTCTAATGATATTTTGCCTAATAGGTTGGGATAAAGGGTCTAAATTTTCAGGTTTTAATTTCTTTGGGAGTTCAGCAGTTTTATCATCAAAAAATTTCCTATTAATTGTTCTTTTTTCACCTTTAGGAACACTGAAATAAAAATTATCAATTAACCATTCTTCTTTCAGTTCTTTCCAATCTATTTTTTCAGAACTAACTTTCTTTTTCAGTTCTTCGTAATAATTCTCAATATCTTTTTTGATACCTTCTTTTACTTGTATTCTCAACTTTCTGCTGTCTTCGGGGGATAACTTAGGTTTGTCTTTAGGTCTGCCATATCCGTCTTTTGCTTTAGGTCTTCCTTTGAAGTAAAGATACAATGCTCTATTAGCGAAATCATTAATGTCATTAATACCTCCCTCTATATTCTTTCCTTCTCCCATACCGGCAGGGTATGGGCTAGGTCTTGGTTGTCTTTCCATAGCCTTTTCTATATCCTCAACTAATGATTTGAGTAAAAAGGATGGGTCGTTTTCACGCCCTGCCAAAACCGCTTTCCATGACATATTATCACATCAGAAAGGTATATTCTCTTTTTTTCCTCTTTTATGCTTTGGTAAAAGAACCACATCAGGAACATCGTTAGATGAATTGATAGGTTTGTGTGAAGTGTCCGGTGGAAGTCCACCAACGGAATAATCACGGCTAACTGTTACCTTTCGATTATCTGCCGCATTCTGCGTTCTGACCTTTGCTAGTTCTTTTTTCAGTCTCATTTCTTTTTGTTTCAAATCTTCTGACATTTAATCACCTTTTTCTATTTATCATATCTGTTAAATTCCTAATAATTTCATCTATGGTATTAATAGTATCAGCATCAGGATTTCTTGATTGTTTGCCCGTCAAATGTTTAGAAATTATCCAAAGTGTGCTTTCTTCATTAGCCTCAAATTCAGGAACTTTTTGTTTGTATAAATTGGTTAATGGTCGTATTTTTTGTCTAACTTCTTTCATAACTTCGGGACTTAATCTATGCCTTCGTTGAAAAAGTTCGATAGGCATTTTTTCTCTTCCCTTTTTTTGTGATTTAAAAGGATTTCTAAACTTTTCAATTCTCAATATATTTTCCCAAGTCATATCAACCAACTCTCCTTTCTGTTCTTTTATCCACATTTTGATTACCTGCTTCTGCTGGTAATCCTGACATTCGCTTATCTGGCCCTACATTCATTGAGGCTTTATTCCTTGTGGCTGGGGGATTTTCCTGTGGTTTAGAACCTGCCGCTAATGCCTGTTCTTGCATTTGTCCTAATTGTGATGCATCAATGTTTGTTCCCGCATATGGGTCTTTTTCAGCCGGTTTATCTTCTTTACCGCCTTCTCCCATTTCACCTTCAACGGGTTCTGGTTTTTCAAAGGTAAAGTTACCTTCTTCATCCATATCAACTTCAAATCCTAAATTCTTAATAGAAGCCGCAATATTGACTTCTATTTCTCTTTTCCTTAATTCAGCAATTTCATCTTCTTCTTCTGATGGAGGAAGTTTTAGAACCCAATCTGTTATTCCAAATTGCTTAACTAAGTAAGGGAATACATAATTATTATACACATTCTGCGCCATTTGAACTGCACGATTAGTAACTAGAATCTGCATACCTTCATTGTTCAAACCACCGCTTGTAGTGTTATCAGCCATGAAAACTTTACTGACACCATAGAATGCTGAAATCCTATCTCTTAAATCATCCTTTACAGACATATAATCCATTTCTTTCAGACTGTCCATGAACTTAATCCATTCAATAGCACCTTTACCGCCACTATCTGATTCAACACCCATAACAGGAATAAAGTGAGGGTCGGACTCCATCTTCTCTTTAACACCACGCCAAAAGGCTCTCATTGAATCTAAATTACGAGTTTGAACTGCCAACAATCCTCTTGGCATTCTGCTCTTAGTATATGCTGAATTGACATAATTCTCCATAGCAATAAGAGTCATAATATGATTGTATAATGTAATTACAGGAGAGAAACCATAAAGACGGCTAGGACTGTATTTACTAAAGTGTAATACTTCCCCTTCTAAGAAATATTGGTCGTCACCATTCGCTCTATTAACATAATGAACAGGATATAAATTGCCTCCGCACTGTTCACAAGAATGATGAGGTTCAGTATGCAATACATCTCTATGATTAATACAAGTAAATCCTTTTGTTCCCTTTACTCCATCTTCATCTGCATAGATAAACATGGTTACAGGGTCGCCTCTAAATACTTCTTTGATACGGTGCATTCTAATTTTACCATTACCGTCAATAAAGTATTCTTTAACAAGAACAATATATGCATCATCCATAGTATTCAAATCGTCTTCTAATTCTTTCAATACATCTATGAATAATTGTTCTGATGGGTTAACATATCCTTCTAGGAACTTTTCAGCATATTCTAATTGCTTTACATCGGGCATCTTCAAATCTTCTGAACCACATCTTGAGCATTGAGTTACAGGTCTGTTGTGTTTTTTACCACAACTTTTGCATATAGAATCGTATGCCTTTTCCCAAACATATCCTCTCCTATACACTTCCTGTTTCAATTGAGTAATACAGGTTCTAACAATAACTGATTGTTGAACCATAGAATAAATGATAGGCGCAGTCATCATGTAGTTATTCTGTCTTTCTTGAATACCCATGTTGTATATCTGTCTATCAGCAGGTTTGGGAGTTGAACGCCTAAATAATTGCCTAAACGAAAATCGCCTCTTGCCATCAGCCATAAATTACACCCCTAGTTTTCATTAGATTTGGACTCTCTTATAGATGCTTTCATGTGTTTGGGGCGACCATGCTTTATCCAACATGATTCGCAGAAACCGTATGGTCTATCATTCCGTTCACAATAACAACGACCACACCATTGATAGTCTTTGTATTTCATCTCATGTCCTCCATTTTCTGTAAGAACCTTTTAATTTCTCGACCCTCTCTAATTAGAGAGTTACTTGACATTAATAACTGACTAACTAATTTAGAATCCTTCAACCATTTATCATATATCTTTTCTATTTTATCTGATGTAGTATCTTTGTAGTCTGCTTTATCTTCAAATGATTCTAAAATCTTCTTAACATCATCTGTTCTAATATGTTGCAAATTCAAAGTTCCATAAGAATGTGTTCTCCAATATCCTTTTCTGAACAAAGCGGCTAATTGTGCATACACATATTCTTTATTCATTCCTTCAGGAATTTTAATTCCTATGTTGTATTTACCTTGAACCTCACTAAATTTTCTCATGGGCTTTCCGACATTCTGTTCAGAACCTCTTTTTTGTAGCCAAAAATCCGCTTCGGGGTAATTTGTTTTAACAACAAAATCAGCCTTTAGCAAATCTCTCCACATTAACAATTCCACCTTCTTCTAGCGGCTTTTGCTTTTTCACTGTATGTCCCATCATCACGCTTAAATCCTCTTGACCTTGCACAAAAAGATTTGCGTCTTTTAGCGGCTTTACTACCACGCTTCAATTTACTTGGTTTAGTAGTAACAGGGGCTTTTAGATTAGAGCCTTGTTCACGCTTAAACTTAGCACGACCTTTAGCACTTAGCCCACCCGTTCTTGCATGAATCTTTTTATTGTAGCCTTTGAATGGTTTCTTTTTCTTCTTTAGAACTTCTTGCCATTTTAACATTCGTGGTTTTGAAAATATTCGATTTGCTTCTTCTTGATTATCTCTAACTCTCATTTTTTTATCAACTTCATCTAACATTTGTTTTTCAGTCAATTTTTTATAATCAGTTACTCTTGTCCCATTCATGGCTCGTAAATAATCAAAGAGTTTTTTGCCATGTCTATCAAGACTATCATATCTTTGTTGTAAAGTCATTACTTTTCACCCCTCATTTGATTTTCTTTAGAAGTTTTATCATCATCAATTGGACCACCTTTAGCCCAAGTATAACAAGTTCTAGCAGAATGACATTTGAAATGATGCATCCAACAATATCCTAAGCGACCATCTTCATCGGTAGTTAAAGGCATACAATCATCCATTCTTGGGGATATATCAAATGCAATACAATTACTACAATTAGATTCTTTTGCTACATCAGCAGTAGTATTCCATCTTTCAGCATATTCTTCCCAATATTCTTCATCTTCTAGATTAAGTGGGCCATATCTAATGTTAGGGTTTTTAACTGCGGCATCTCTATTTTTAGTATTAAGCATCAAATCTTGAGTTGCTCTAGGACAAGCCAATTGTTTGAGGATAATTTGCCAACCCATATTATCACCTCAGTTTATTCTTCCCAATTTATGCAGTGAATCCCCTACCTTTACTTGGTTTATGAGTATAAATGTCTCCGTCATTATGCTGATATATTACTTTCTTTCTTAGCATAGCATTCAATATTCTTAGTAAATCTTTTCTAGGCGCAATTGCTTTTAGGTTTTTCATTCCTAATGCCCCACCTTCTTTTTTAATTTCTGCAAGTATCTCCTTTTCTATTTGAGAATCAGATTTCATTTTCTT